ATCAGGTTCCCTCCGAGGGAACCTGATAGTTGTTATAGGACGGGATGGACGGGACGGCACCCAGGACGGCTACCTGGTAACCTCTCAAATAACCTCAAAGGGACGCGACCTACCTGGTAGCTCCTGGAGCTCTTTAAATTCTGTAATAATTTACAGCTTGCCATCTTGTGGTATAGTTGCTTGCATACCCCCAGATCTGGTGTATAGTATCAGTCTGTTCATGCGACCCATAATCCCCGAGTCCTCTGTGAAATATCGTAATAATTCTAGGGCTCGGGGTTATGGGGCGTTACATATTATCGGAATGTCATTTCTGGTCAGTATTATCAGCCTTGCATTGGTTATAGGCTGTGCTATACTGTTTATGTTGATGGCAGGTATTATTGACCCTTCCAGAATATTCGGACACGATTCGGCTGGACAAGATTCTCAAAAAATTTCAAATATTTCTGAAGGTTCTTCCATCTACTATCAGGGTTTCCTGGATGTCTACCGTATGCGTAAGCGGGACGGGATCTAGACTCGGACAGGATCTGGACGGGATTTAGAGGATTGTATGTATATTGTCGTGTATGGAGGCCTGCTGGGAGGGCCTTTGTGTATTTTGACAAAAAATTGCAAATATTTAAGAAAATTTGTACTATTTACTTGACTCGTAGAATCGATTCTAAGCCCTTGGAGGGTTTGGGAGGCGATTTGATGCCTTGAAGGTGCTCAAATGGCTCTAAGGGGGGTCGTAGAGCGATTAGAGGGGGTTTGGGTGGTGTTCACTAGCTCATACTCTCTCAAATTTTCTCTAATATTCTTCACCCACTTCAAAGTTTTCCATCCCCACATTCCCCCACAATACCCCACTCTCGTATTACTCTCCTCCACCACCATCTCCTCCACCTTCACCACCACTCTCTCCCTCTGTATTATTGTTATTGTTATATCCATAAAGACTATAACCATAATAAGGGAATGTATATCTCTTTGCTTTCTTCTTGGTTTTCTTCTTTTTCTTTTTGGTCAGATCAAGATAAAAATTATAGTTTTCTAAAAATTCTTTAAATTTCTTCATTGCTTTATTCCGTGTATGATTCCATGTTCTAATTTTGCATCAGGGAATACCTTCTTTACATCATTCAGGTATGCGTGTGTTGGTGCATTGTTTTGCCATGAATCTTTCTTTGTCTTCTTTCCTTGTCCTGTTTTATCGCCTTCGTAAATGCCAATAAAGATTCTACCACCCGGTTTGAGTGTTGAATGTGCTGTCTTCAGGGCTTCTTGTCGGTATTCCGGCTCTTTAATGACATTCAGCACATTAAAGAGTGATGCCGTATCTGCTCCCTGCTTGCCTACAGTATCCATGATGTTCTTATTGTGTTCTTCTGGGCGATTGAAGGGATCATAGACATGAGCGTCTACTCCCAAATTTTTAAGAAATTCTACACCATTATCAAACTTACCCCCACCATGATCAATATGAATGGTTCCGTCTTGAAACCCACCTAATTTTTTATGAACAACAGAGTAGCCAGTTGGAAGTTTGGTTTTGTTGATGCTGGTTTCGGCTGATGAGAACTCCTGAGCATCTTCTAATAAAAATTCTTTAAATTTCTTCATGGTACAATATTTATTGAATGCTTGACTTATTAGTACTATGTTCTATAATTAATCCTATGAGAAATGTTACTTTGCCTTATCACCTATATGTGAATGTTAAAAATTCATTTCTTGGAGAGAATATGCCTATTGGCTTTACTCCTGCTATCTGGCATGGTGTGTATTCTCGTCCGGGTCAGTTGATCTGCTGCCATGTGATTCTTCAATCGGGTGCTCATTGGTCAGGTCTTCCTCTTGCTGCACTATCGACTACTGATGTATTTGATTCCGGTGAGAATATTAACATTCAACCTTGGGGTGGAATGGGAAATAATATTGAAACTTTTATGGCAACCTACTTGGAAGGGCTTTCCGTGAATGTCTTTCATGCCGGAAAAGAAGGTAGGCACACCGGAATTATCCTTGATTGGGAAGATGGGTATTCTCGTTACCCAGCCGAACATAAGCCCCTAAGTCTTATTGCTCTTGACTGTGGGTATTTTGCTCTCGTTCCCAATAATCATTTTACTTTAAAAGATAAGCATTTTGTGAATGATAAAAATTCAAATAATTTAAAATTTTATAAACGTGGTGAGACTGTGTATTGGGAGCGTTAAGTATTTCTCTTGGTAGGAGATACTTTCTTACCTGATGCCCCATGCATACCCACTCTTGACTTCTCTGCCTTCTTGCGTTGCAGTTCCTTTGATGACATCTCTGATGAGGTCTTTGGGGTCTTCTTGCTGACTCTTTTACTTGGTCTGCAATACTCATTCTTACCACCTGCACCACAATCTTTACCAGTCTTGGTATCTTTCCAATCCTCTGCCTCCCAGCGTTTCAGATTGGCTCCCTCTTTCGACTTTTTAACATTCCCCTTGCCTTTGCGGCACTTCGCAGTTGCTTGTGCGGCTCGTGCAGACCATTTACCGTAAGAAGCCATAACCTTGCGATAGCATGCATCCTTCTCTTCATAGAGATCGGATGATTCTGCTAAAAATTCTTTAAATTTCTTCATTGTATAAGTTTTATTGAATTTTTTTAAATTTATGAGTTAATTCTCTCAAAATCATTATCATTTAGTTTAAATAAGTCTGAATATGTAGGGAATCTGTGAAAAATGATCATTTTTTCCACAGACGAGTTCTTTTTATTAATTGCATGAATTCATTATATAATCTTTGTAAAGCATCTTTTTTATCGAGACCATAAAATCCCCTCGCCAGTTCATTTGCTATTCTTCGTAATTTTTCTCTCATTGCAGCTATTTCTTCATCCGTAGCACATGGATTTCCGGGATCACAATTAAGATTTAGCTGTTGTAACATCCACTCTATAATATCAAATAATTCTTGGTCATATGGCTTCTCCGGTTGTCTTGGTTTTTCGTAGGAAGGTATTAATCTCGGATCAAACATTCTAGGATCAATACCACTCGGAGGAACAACAGACGGAGTAACTTGAGTTGGAGTAACTTGAGTTGGTGTAGGAACAGCTGCTTCACTCAACATTTTTTTAATATTGTTAATTTGCTCTTGAAGTTGCTCACACTTGTGTTTGTAAAGATTTGTTAAATGATCCATGGAGTTATTTATATTTTTTATGGTGAGTTTTTTATTATACAATTGTAGGAGGATGAGTAAAATATCGATAGAATTTCTTTATAATTTCTTGAAACGCTTTCTTAATTGGGGTTTGACCATAATTTCCATTGCCGAGGTTTCTTTCACGGCGTAAACGAAGATATTCCCGACGCAAATATTCCAACATTTGTTGAAATTCTGAATCCATAAGTTCTTTGTGTTTTATTCCGTGTTGTTGTTCCCACAAACCCTTCCAAATTTTATAAAACTCATCTATATTAAAAGTTTCGGTCCATTCTTCTTCTGGAGTTTTTCTTTCTTCAAAAAAATCAGGTTTATCTTTTACAGAAGTTTTTTGTTTTCCTTGTAGTTTAGTTGGTACAACAGGTTTTGGTGGTTCATTTACACCATTCATTGAAGCATCATCTACCTTTGAAGAATCTATTCTAATATCTTGAAAGGTGTCATTTGTATTTTCAAATAATTTTGAAAATATTATTTTATTAATGCTTTTTTGATTCAATTTCTTCATAGTATAATATTTATGAATTATTTGACAAATCGTGTCTATATATTATACTTATTTCTTCTATGTCGCATGAGTGTCAATATCCCTTTGTTTGCGAAAAGACTGCCTATAACAGAGGTTGCAGATGTCCAGTCTGCATGAAAACTAGATCAAATAAACATTTAAAATATTACCATAAAAATGGTGGCAAAGAACACGAAGCAGAATATAAGAAAAAAAATAAAAAGCGTGATAGACCTCTTGCCAATGCTAGATATGCAAAAAGACGAGCCTTGAAGAAAGATGCATCAGTAAATCTTACACCTGATGAAAAATTACTAATTCAAGAAATTTATATAAAATGTAAATTAATTAGTGAATCTACAGGTATAGAACATCATGTAGATCATATCATTCCAATATCTAAAGGTGGATTACATCATCCATCAAATCTTCAAATTTTAACAGCATTTGAAAATTTGAGTAAAGGTGCTAAAATTCTTTAAGACTATATCTTGTACTTTTATTCTTATAGTGTATACTAACTTTATGATTTCTAGACTCTATTCGGCTGGTCAAATCTTTCATGATTCTGTATATGAGGGTTCCATGTATGTGGAAGTTTCATATACAAATAGATTAACCTTTGACTCTGCATATACCATGATGGAACCTTGGGCTGAAGCCATTGAGCCTTCTACTGTTGCCATTACAAGTTTTTCATCAAATTTGTTCATGGGAACGGCTGATGGTCTATGGATCTATAAAATATACAATGGTGGAGTATTGGTCAAGACCATTCAGATGGTTGATCAGCAGTTTGCCATTCCAATAATGTATGATCGAGTCGAGAGCATTTCAATGGGTTCGTTACAAATGACACCTTCAAGTGATGTTGCCCCTACTCCCGTTCCTTCTCCGGGCATGGGGTTGATGCTAGGAATGGCTGCATTTATTTCATTAAAACGTAAACGAGTTGTTTGACAACCACTCTACATAAGGTATCATATTGATATGAACACAACACTCAAGACATCAAAGATTGGGAGTAACCATGCCACCTTCAGCGGCAATGAATATATGTTCATTGAATGGATGTATAAAGTGAAGCCTGAGTTTGAATACAACTACATTAGACTTGACGATGCGTTTACCATTCTTTTTGATGGTAACAAGAAGTTTGCTAATGACATTCTTAAGTTTATTCGTAATGACGGACACTATACGCTTATAAACAAGAATTGGAAATAACATCAACATGAGCAAAGAAATTGATATACTAAAAGCAGAGAATGACCTTCTTCACGAAAAAATTGAAGTTATGCGAACCGTTCTATATGAATGGAATGCAACATCACACCCCGTATGGGAATATCGAAAGTTAAAACAAATTGGTGAGACTGAAAGTGATTACGAAGATTTAGTCGAAGATGATGACGGTGGATGGTCTGCCGGACCGGATGATGACGATTTTGAAAACGAAAACTAAACTTTAATAAAATGTTTCAAAAGCCACATCCATTTACAAATAAAAGTTTTATTTCTGAGTGTGTTGAATCTCCAACGGGTGAACGAAGTATACGAGTTTACCATAAAAAACTGAGTATCTACGTACCAAAGAAAGCACATATTCATGATCCTGTTGTAATTTTTAAATTAGCAGCATGGATGGTAAAAGCATCTGAATGGGTTTCAGAACAAAAACTATATGTTCCAACTAAAAAATGTTTAAACTCTCACAAGGGAAAAACAAAAGTAAAATGATTACTAAAACACTTAAAAAAGTTAAAGCCAAGAAGTATTACTACTCATTCGTCTACAATCGTGGAAATTATTTTCAAATTTCTCGAGGACTAGAGAATCGTTACCCGAAGCAATTTATGGGTTCGGGTATGATGATGGGTAAGAATAGTTTTGATCTTGGCTTTGAATGTACTGCTCTTGAGTACAAGAAGATTGTTGCGTGTGCTCGTCGTCGTTATGGAAGAATTCAAAAAATTACAAGGAATCAAATTGACTACTAAAAAGAAAATTACCAAGCCTGCTCCTAGACGTTATACTCCATTCTTACCACCACAACGAGTAATGCATTTTCTTATTGATTTAAGCATTCTTGCTTTACTTGTTTCGTGTGCTAGTTCTCTTGTTGTATTGACTGTGCAACTCTGTCAGAAGATTACCATTACTGTTGGAAAGTAATATGACCACGTACTTCATTGGTTGCCCACACTTTGGACACGAAGCAATGTATCGCTTCGTTCGTGCCAATGGTGAAAAGGTTCGTCCATATGCATCAGCCGCAGAAGGTGATGCCGTTATAATGGAGAATTGGAATAAGACTGTTTCCAAAGGTGACAAGGTGTATGTCATGGGAGATGTAGCATTCACACCCAAGGATCTCAAGATTCTTGAATCACTCAATGGTTCCAAGATTCTTATCAAGGGTAACCATGACACTCTCGAACTTTCAAAATATGCCAAGTACTTTCGTGATGTTCGTGCTTATCACAAACTCGATAATGAAATTCTTTCGCATATTCCAATTCACCCCGTATCTCTGTGGAGAGCCAAGCGGAATGCATCTTGGCTAAATATTCATGCCCATCTTCATGCCGAAGAAGTGATGCTTGCAGAAGGAGTGACAGATCTGAGATATTTCTCTTGCTGTGTGGAGAGAATAGGGTATACTCCTATAAGTATTGATGAGATACGAAATCGTGTTGCTAAACTTCACTTAACCTAAAAGGAAACCATATGAAAATTACACTCGAAACCGCCATTATCAAGTCCGCAATCTTTATCGCAAAGGTAGTTGTGTTCTGCGTTATCTTTAATAGCCTGTGCTTCTTCCGTAAAATCGGATTCTAAAGCAAACACTATGAATGACGATATGCTTGAACTCAGTATGTGGCGTGATGGAAACATTATGCACGAAAACTGCATAGAAGACATGAAGAAACTTAAAGAAGAACGCGATGAAGCACGGCGTGAGGTGTGTGAATTGGCTTCACGACCATACATTAAACACGCATACGAATATGCACACGAACGCGGCTGGGATTGTTTCCAGGAGAATAATAATGGCTAACACATTTGTAGGCGACAATGATCACGGTGATAAAGTTTTACCTTTATCAGATCTGCTGTGGGAAGAGGTTACAAAACTTCGCCAAGAGGTTGTTAGACTTAATAATGTAATCAACGAATTAAAATCGCTAGATGAACGCAACGAATCTGTAAAAAATAGTTATCAAAAGATTCTTGACAAACACCACGATATTTTTCAGAAATTAGCACAGGATAACACCAATGTCTGATGAAACCACTGTAAGACACGGAATGACTGACGAACGTTGGGAGTATCTCATGCAGCCATTTGAAGGCGATGAAAATGTCATGCTTACTGCAAAAGAAGTTGACAATGGGTGGCATTGGTGTTATAGTTGGGATAGTCTTCTCATTCATGTAGAAGATGTTGAGTTTGAACATTGTAAGTGTGATTTTATGAAAAGGTTTCGTAAGGAAAAGACAAATGAGAATTAAACCACCTACACTCGGAGAAAAGATTGCAATGACAATGACAAACGATAATGCGCCTATTGCTGATGCATCCACTCTTGTGGCTCGGTTGGAGGAACACTCTGACTTTGCTCACAAGGTAGTTCGTGATCTTCTACGAGAAGCATCAGAACGAATTCAGTTTCTCACAAAGGAACGGGATTACTTTGAGATGAAGATGATTTTCTATGCCAAGGATGTAGAGAAAGAAGAAAGAAATCAGTTGTACATAGCCAAAGAGGCTAAACACATGGAACTACATGGAACAGAATGTCTACCAAAAGAATAAGTTTTATTAAACTTACATAGTTGGAAAAAATGGACTATTTGGACTTGGTGGTCCATAATTGAATGTACCTGGAGTACCTTCAGGAGTGTTTTTTCTCATAGGTGGATTTTCTTGTTCATCTATTTCCCATTCAAACCATTCTGGTGATGCATATGGGTATGGATTATCGGCATGCCAATTTTTAAGAATCCACTCGCGTCTATCACGAAGATAATTAGGACTACCAACTGGATGTTTAGACTTAAAGGTTGGAAATGGACCTGGACCACTAAATGGTCGAGGTACATTTGGATCTAAATTTTGATTTGGGTGGGGCTCATTAAAATTACGCATACGACCATCTTGAGTTAGTTCATATCGCTCCTGGTCCGTCATTTGTTCTGGAACACCTTGCGTAGGCAGTGGTCTATCAGATTCACTCAACATTTTTTTTAAATATTGAACTTGCTCTTGTAAATTTTGAGCTAAAGTTTGATAATATTTGGTAGTAGGATTACGATCAATAATTTCTTGCTGCTTATTAATTTCAGCAGCTTTTAAAATTTTTGCGTTATCGTAAATATTATTTGATAGATTTAAATGGTCTTTAAAGAAATTCATATAACTATTTATATTAGATTATATTTGACATTAGAGTATTTTGAGATATACTAAACATATGAAAAATCTCTTCAATAAATTGACTATACCACTCATTGTTCTTGGTATTGTCAATATAATTGGTTTTATTTACCATACTAACTATACAGGTGCGGTAGTTGGTAGTTTTGTTGGATTAATTGTTGCATTTCTTTCAATTGAAATTCGTGCAAAGTTTGAATAAAAATTGGTCCTATCGTCTAGCCTGGTTTAGGACCTGAGACTTTCAATCTCAGTACATGGGTTCAAATCCCATTAGGATCACTATGAATGATATAGAATTAAGATTAAGAAACATGTCGGAAAAATGGCACACAGTAAACCGAGAGGTTTCTGATCTGTGTCGTGATGCTGCGGAAGAAATTAGAGTAATGAAATTAAAAGGAACATATGCCGATGATCTTATCCATGCGTATAAGCGTGGAACAGGTTGGGGCATAGGTAGTGATGAATAATATTTTGAGGGTTAGTTCAGTTGGTAGAACGTGGGACTTTGGTTCCCAATGTCGGGAGTTCGAATCTCTCACCCTCAGTTAAGGAAATAATATGGCAAATTTTAAACCTATCGGCAAATACATTTGGGTCAAGACTACTTTTGGTGGCGAAAAGACCAACGAGTTTGGTATCATCTACCAAGAGCGTTCTAAGTCCAAGTTCATTTGGAGTACTGTTCTCGCTATCGGTGATAAGTTGACCGAAGATATCAAGGTTGGTGATGAGATTCTTTGGGATGTCACCCAATTAAAAGATGGCTACAGTGGAAACCATTTAGTGCATCAAGATTGGGTTCAGGCTACTAATTAATATTATATTTTTATATCAAGCAAGGTTCCCATATTGGGTTTCTTTGCTTTTTTAAGATTAATATCAGCTTGTGTATCAATATGTTTACGAATGGTTTCATTTGCATCAGCGATAGAATCATAATCCTTTTCACTAATGCTTGATCCTCTTTCTTTTATAAGAGACTCACGAGTAGATTTTGTTATATGTTGAAGCGCATCATATAAATCTGGCTCACCATATTGAGTGGTAAGGTTTTTATGCAATTCTCCAAAGTGTTGCGAATCATCACCCAAAATCTTAGATATTGATCCACCTAAATGTTTTTTAAATTCACCATGAATACCTGTATCATCACCTTGTACATTTGGAAGTTCAGTATTGATAAAATGTAAAAACTGACCTAATACATGATCTCTATGATCATTTATTTTTGGTTTTTTATCTCCATAATTAAATGGTACGATGTCATTTTCTTCAAGTAAATATTGTTTAAAAGTTTTCATACTACATTATTTATTAAAAGAAACAACCCCCGAACATCTCGGGGGTTGACATACTAAAGGTTCAAATTTTAGTACGATTTATCTGTTTCCTCTAAAATACATTTTATTCTGATCATCGCGCACATCACGTGCATGACTTTGATCACCGATACGTTCTAAAGTATCTTCAATATGTGCAGCAAATGCTCCTTGACCACCTAACAGTTTGTATGATGCTTTAAGCCCTTCTGCGTGTGAAGAATCAGCTTGATCTAAACTTCCTTTTTTAATTAATTGACTAAGATGTTGAGAAATTTCAGCATGAGTTTTTGGATCAATTGAACCACCTGCAGATCCACCTTCATCATTGTCTAAAAAATCTTGAAGCATATCGGAAGAGGATGGACCTTTTTTTGCTTCATTTAAAATTCTTGGAAAGCCACCATAACTTATTTGACCATAAGAAATAACTGTACCTTCTTTAAGGGTAGTCTTCTTCTTTTTATCAATGGCTTTCTTGATTGCCTTATCCTTAGATCCAAAGTACTCATCCTTTGATGATTCTACTTCACCATCACCATCATAGTCTTTGGTAGATTTCTTGTCCTTCTTTTTCGATTTGTTAAACTTACTGATATCAAATCGTTTCTCAATGAGATTGAGTTGAGCTTGAAGTTGTTCGTACAATGCTTTGTAGTATTCTAGGTCATTCATATTATTATTTATAAACTTAATCGTTTATCCTGTGTTGATTTAATATACTCATTCATTTTATCCAAATAACCCCTATTTCGTAGTTCTTTGAATACCATATTCTCAATACTCACTTCTCCAGACTTTTTAAGTCCAGAACTTCTCATATTTCGAATCTTTTCTTTCAATTTATCAAAAGATTCATCTTCAGCATTTGATGAAATTAAATCATCAATTTTTTCAATATATTCGTTAACCTTCTTTTCAATACTTGGATCATTTAAATCTACATCTTGGTGTTTTGGTTCCGTGATCCATTGGTCATTAAGCACGCTATAAGCCCCCTGGTCAGGTGGTACGGCTTCTTTGATGTCTTGAGCGTATATTTCTACATCATGCCCTAGAATGGAAATGTCATGAGTTAAAGACCAAAGTTGCTTCTTATCTTTAAGATAGTCATCTATTAAATTTGGGCAATTATCAATTTTTCTTTTATCAACAAGAATGTGAAGATCGATATCTGAATAAGAAGTATATGCATAACTTGCATTACCACCAACTAGAATATAATCTTCTACTGCACTTTCTGGTAAACCAACCCATTCAACCCAGGTACTCCCAATTTCTAGAAGTTTAGCTTTAATATTCTTTTTTAATTGCATACCATCCCAAATCTTTGGATTTAGTTCATTATGATATTCAAGAGTTAAAGAAGTATTTTCTTCTAAGAATTGTTTAAAAGAAAGTATTTTATATTCTTTAATCATTTTTTTATATACAATTATAGTAAACTTAATTTACTCTTTGGCCATTTCCGTAATCAACAAACCACTGTTGCATGCGTTCCCATAAATCTAACCATTGTTGCCAACGTATTAGAAAATCTGGTCTACTTTCACCAGGAATTTGCTTTGGTTGATTGTCTTTTTGCCAATTCCACCACCAATCTATCCATTCTTGTGAATTTCCAGGTGGTGGTACAGGTTTATCTGTTGGATACACTCCAGGAGGTGGTCCAGCTGGAATTCCTGGAGCTGGTCCCCCCGCACCATTACTATTCGTAGAAGTTTGAGCAGTTATTACAGTAGGCTCATTAACTTCATTAATATTTTTAGGAAATCCACCATAATTAATAATATTGTTTCCTATTACTCTACCTTCATTTAAATTATATTTTTTATTATAGTAATTCATTTATTATCTCATTCCGTGTAAACCTTTTAATCTCATGACTTCTCGTGTATATGCATTTCCTTGAGAAGTATTTAAAGTCTGCCAACTTGCATTTTCTGGTTGTTCAGTTTCTAAAGTATTTGGATTATCATAATCTAATGTTATTAGCTCTCTAATCTCTGCTTCTGTTTCTGGTGTATGTGTAAAACCCTGATATGGTAGAGGCTTTAAAGGATCCTCTGGAGGTGGCATACCCTTCTTACCCCCCTTACCTTTTTTAGAAGGCATACCAGGAGGTGGCATAACACCCGGAGGCATTGCCATTTGAGGCATTCCGGGTCCACCTGGAGGACCAACTAATGCTAATTCTTCATTTATAAAAGCTTTAAACGATAAAATTGATTTTTTCATGTGTTATTTCCATTATAACTGTTATCATTATAATTTTTAATTTTATAAACTTGGCGAGAATATTGATCGTAATGATATGTTTCTGTAGGAACAGTAGGTGCTGCACGACCTGATACTTCATCGGGTACATAAAGATTATATTTTTGTAACATTGCTTTTAAATTTTGTTGTAAATGATTGGCAACAGCGTTATTCATTGTTTGCCATGTTACAACTTTTGATTCTGGTGCTAAATTAAATTTTTCTTTTACTTTATCAGTATAGGCGCGGCTAACAGAACTGTTATCAGTTTTATCAGCATATTGATTAACAAATTGTTGTACTGAAGCAGTTAAAGTTGGAGCTAGTTCAAATCCCATACCAAAACTTGCTGTATTTACAGAAGTTCCGGGAGTATTGGCTACAATTACTGCCCCTGCACCAGTTTGGTTTTCTGCAGTATCAAATGCTGGGAATACACTAGCAATTGATTCTATACCTTTAACTGGAACTAATACAGGTTCTTTAGGTGGTGCAGCAGCTTCAAAAATACCTTTAGATGTTTTATTTCGTTTAAAAGAATCAAATAATTGAGATTTAATTCCTTTGTTGACTTTTTTAATGCCTAAAGCAGAAGAATTTAGTTTTGAACTAAAAACATCCTGCACGTTATAAACATTTCCTTCATTCGTTTCTTGCATAATACTATTTATACATTATATTTCATCTATACAATCATGGCAAAAATACGCAAAACAGCTCCAGCTAAAAAAAGAAAATCTCCAATTTTTCCCCCAGTACCTGTAAAAGTATATCCAGCTTTTATTCAATCTTTTATAGATGAAGTTGAAAGTAAACACAATTTTAAAGTTGTTGTAAATCAATATACTGAGGATAGCACATACCATGTTGGAGTATGTAAGCCAGTAAAGCACAATAAATATCACTGTATCTGGATGTCAAATTTTGTAGATAATCCAGAAATATTGAAAACATTCTGGTTAAGCGAATCATTTAAAAATTCCTAAATATGGTAGAATGATTGTAGATTATAATTATAAACCTTATGTACATATTGTTACATCTGCACCCGCAGCAACATTAGAGTACACTCCTCCATTTAAAAATAATAAGGGGTTTATATTTTTTGTTGGAGTAGATGATAATAGTTCAGCATATTATCCAACAATAACATTATCTACACCAGATAATACTGGTATAACTTTTTCTTCTTTATTCGAAACTGGTAGTTTTGGAGATATGTTTATGCAATTTAAAAGAGATACTAATTCCACGACTACATCACGATCTTTTGATATGGCAATGGTACGGGGTGGTTCATCAAACCAACATAATTCTTCATTTTTTCCATTTACATATCAAAAAATTACAATTAACGCTGATGACACACCAGGATCAAACTGGGTAACGGCTCCAGTAATAATAACACTCTATTAAAAATGAGATTATATAAAAAAATAAAACCTTTGTTATCCGGTGCTACTCCTTCTATAACTAATAAAGGGGTTTTATTAATTAATACTTCAGCAAGTGTTGTTGATTGTAGTGTAAATATATTAAATGTTGATAATACTATTTCAACATTAGAATTAACCCTTAATTCAATTTCTGCAACTACTCTATCTATTTCATCATTCCCAAATTTTACATTAATTCCATTTCACATTACTAGTTGGACAAGCGCATCCGCTATTAACGGATACGAACTTTTTTAAGAATAAATAATATTATGAGAACATTTAAAAAATTAAAAGAATTTGGAACTACCGTTGCTGGAGCCACTGGTGGCAGAAGTAATGAAGGAGTATTATTTGTCAACGGTGGTGTCGCTGGAACACTCACAGTACAGAGTTTAGCTCCAACAGGAGCAATTACATCCGTGGGTCCAATTTCTCTTGGAGCAAATCAAACTTTGATTTATCCAATTTTTACATATGGCTGGACTGCAAGTCAAGCTATGAAAGCTTACGAATTATTTTAAATTGTGTCTAAAGAGATTAGATGTCTCATTACCAATAATCTTCTTAAAAAAGGTGAGTGGTTTTGGCTATCGTGGGAAATGGATGCGGCAATCTCAGCACCGGGTCTAGCAGAGTTAGAAATGCGCCGTCATGATCCTGACGATGACTTTGCTAGAATGTTGTGGCAAGAATGGGAATGGACTCGAGAAATCGGAAACCCAGATCTTTAATTTCCCAACATTCTAGAAATCTTTTGTGATACCGATTCCTTGACTGTTTTCCAGTTTTTGCTAGGAAGTTCGTATTTTCCTTCATCTTCTGGTTCTTCTTCATCGCCCATTACATTATCAGATGCATCAAGTCTTACGTCCTGAGCATCAGCATCACCATCTCTATCAACGTCAGTAGGTTTAGAGTCATGTGCCCATGGGAAAGACGGTAGTCTACCAATTTCTTCTGTACCTGAATCTGGATCTGTTGGATTAAATGAGTCGTCAGCATCTCCATGATAGCCAGTTTCTACACGTTGTACACCAGTACCAGTAGCTTGTTTTTCAGCCCTGACTTCTGCAACTCTATCTTGAAATCCATCAAAATCAAAATCACTTAGTTCTCCACCACCAGAACTTTTAGCAGCGGCAGCTGCTTTAGCAGCAGCTTCTCTATTCTCACGCCGCTTTACAGTATCTGCAGCTTCACGAGCTCTTTTTGCAGCTATTCCTGCTTCACTGCGATTTGGCTTATTAGCCTCGGTAATCATCTGGTTTCTTAACTCACGTTGTTCTGCAAGAATTTCAAATCCTTTTATTTGAGATTGTACACCAGCTTGATTTAAGGAATGAATCCAACCGTAATAACCTTTGTTCTTCATATTATTATTTAGTTGACACAAAAGTTCTATGTGCTATACTCCCTCTATGACTTATGGTTCACACGGTGCAGGTAAGGGAAGTTCACCCAGACACGTAAATTTGGAACAATATGGTAAAAATTATGAAGCAATTTTTAAAAAGAAGCCAGTAAAGAAAAAGTCTAAAAAATCACCTAAATAAACTACGCAAGAGTACTCAAGCGGTCAACGAGAGCAGATTGTAAATCTGCTGATTAATTTCTACGAAGGTTCGAATCCCTCCTCTTGCATTTATTATTTGACTTCTCCTTGGATATGTGTATAATATGACCATGAAAACACCTCCAGATCCAATTAAAAAAAATTCATATCATATTTCAGAGTCTGTATTAAAACAAATGGATGAAGCCAAGCGAGTTAAAAAAATGTATAAAACTCCTAAACATTACGAATATGATCCATCTCTAAATGGTTTGACCGAACCTGGGTCAAACCAAGTTGCTATCAATCAAGCACTCAATGATAGAATGAAAGAATTGCAGACTAGAAATATGGCTTTAGAAAGCAGACTTGAAAGGCTTGAAGCAGTTTTAAGTTCTAAACACTTTCTTGACTTTACTAGTAAGTTAGAAGAAATGACTGATAAACTAGATGATCTTCAATCTAAAATAGATTTACTTGACGAATAAATAAACCGGAGTATATTATTATTATGCCTAACTCAAAACAACGTATTACCAAGCGTGCTCATAGAAAGCGTGAAGAACGCATGAAGCGTAATCGTATTCAGAGCCTTATGAAGGCTCGTGTTGGTACACTTCGCAGTCTTGACGCGAGTGGACAACTTCCTGTATGTGTCAAGGAAAAGAGACTGCCCAATGGCTAAAACTGCCACAATGATGTCGTTTGATGAACTTCGAAAGAAGTATGATCATATTGATTGTTTTTTCACATATTATAATGGAGAGAAATCTTCTTTTGATTTTTATGGCACTGATGCAAATGGAACCGAGGTTCGTATTTCCATTGGTGGATGTCCTGCATGGATCAAGACCATTGAGTTTGGTCCTAAAGACCCTCTAAATATTAGTGATTCAATCGAACGTCATGTTCGTTTTGTTTCTGTAACAGATAACCGTGGTAAGCAAGTTTACGAACAATTTTTTGATGTCTAAAGGAAACTAATGGGAAATTCAGATCATAACGATTTTAGAAATTGGCAAAATGGTGACGATAGCGAAGAGAACAATCCGAATAACGGATTCTTCTTCTTTGGTAATTCTAGCCCAGAGTTTAAGAAGATGTGGGATCAAATGCGTAACGGTGAAAACCCTGCAGATAGCCTTCGTGACTATCTTAACATGGATGACATTTTAAATGAGTGGACTAAGGAAGATAAGAAGAAACACTTTAATCCAAATAATAAGTTTAATCCAAACAATCCACCAAAGCCTTCACGTAAACCTATTCGAAATAAACCTAAAACTACACCGTTTACTCAAGAAGAATATTTTAAACTTATTGAGATTCGTGGATACCTTGCTATCCAGGAACAGTTTGCACATGTCAAGGCACTAGATAAATTGCTTAATCAAATTATTATTAAGCCAATTGATAATTTAGGAGAATTCCAATGACATATATTGCAGGTGAAGCATACGATAAGGGCTATAAAGCCCGTATGGGTGGTGCAGAGAAAGCATCTAATGTCTATGAGTCTACAAGTGTATATTGGCAAGAATGGGCTACTGGTTGGGACGATGCTCACACCAAGATAATTAATGAAGCCAGACAAAATGCTGGCTGTTCAAAACCTAAGTGTTGTAAGACATTTATTCAAGAATAAAAAAAATCCCCGAAAGGGGATTTTTAAATATAATCTTCTTCATTTAAAATATCTAAAAATCCTAAATCGTATTCTTCAACAAAACTTTTAGAAGGATATGAAATCCAATGAATATCTTTCTTAGATCTTATAGCCATCTTACCTGAAGGATTTCTTTGTTGAAATCTTTTAAGATATCTTTTAGTTTCGCTATCTGGAATATGTTTCCATGCCTTGGCGTTTTTAAAATTCTTAAATTCAACATCATCAACATCAAACATTTCTACTGGCATACGACTAAACATAGGTATATCTAATGGTTTTTCATATCCCATTACTGCACCAGAATTCTGTACAGTTTGAGGTGTGCCAAGAGTACCGGGAGCACCACCACCAGAAACCATACCAGTACCCATATCTTCGTTAATTAATAAACCAGATTCTAGATAACCTTCAATAAAGAATAAAAATTCACTAGAATTCAATCCCAATAATTCTGCTTCTTCATTAAACATTTGAAAAGTAGAAACATAACTAGCTAAACGTGCTTTTGTATAACTCATGGGAAGTTGATCAAAAATCTTCTTCAATTTAATTATAAAATATTCGTAAGGATCTATGCTACTTTCAGGTTTAAGTAGATTACCATTTGCATCGATTACTCCAGATGAAAAAGCTGCTAGACTCGTATAAGGAGCCGTAATAGTTTCAGAAAATTTGGATAATGAGAATGAAGGTATGTAAGCTGATGAAGACTGCATATACTAATATTTAGTTTTCAGCCTGTAACAACTTTCGATCAACTCTAGGGTCTGTATTAATTTTATTATAATTAACTTCTGGAATAGATACAGCACCAAATTCCAAAAATACTAGAAATGATTTCAAATATGAATGTAATCTTGGTTCTAGTTTAAAAAAGAGAATTCTAATGCAATTCTCTTCACCAAACACATTTCTTAAAATTATAATATGGTTCATTATAAGACGTTCTCTTATAGATTTTAACGTCTTATGCTTATGAATTTTTTGTAATAGTCTCTTAACGTACTTAATACGCTTTAAATCATCAATAAATTCATTTTTTCCAGAACATTCTGGATTAAAATAAGTCTTTTGACAGAAGTCTAAAAAGTCTTCCTCATTCAAAAAGCTACTTTTTGGATTCATTGTTATATTAATGCATGCAGCCACAATCGGTCCCACTATTTAATGAAGAATCACCACCGGGTACAATTGCTATATTAAGTTTCTTTAAGAAATTTGGTTGTTTGGTAACAGTAACAGATAAAGTTAATGAATGTCCTAATTTTTCTTTAATTCCATCACCTTGACTGAAACCATTTACACTTACATCATCATATGGATTCTGACCGTATACACCTAGTTGTGGACTACCATATTGAACTAGTTCAAACGAATTTGGTCCATCTTGGAGTGCTGATTTATATCCAAAATCAAAACCAAAATGGTTTAATTTTTGTTTAATAACTGCCATTACTCCATCTGGATCAATGTATTCTCTTGATGAGAATCCATAAAGCATAGCATTAATAGCATCAATTGAATGTGGAAGCTTTATATTAAAAGTACCTTTGTCAGTTAAAGCTGATTGACCTAATCGACCTTGAGGATCACCAATGTAAAGTCCACCACCAAAGGTTTGTTCTGGTGCGTTTTCTTGTAATACGTTAATTTTGTTTAATAATTGTTTAAATTTCATTGGTGTTCTTTATATTTAGTTCTGAATTATTTTCTTATTCATTAACCCATACAAATTAGGATCATATGGTTTTGTGAGTAAAGAATTCAATGTATTAGCAGAAATAACCTTAGTTACATTCTCTAACTTATTATTTGGTAAAACCTCTGTACTCTCTTTTAACATATCGGTTACGGATTTGGTACTCCAGGTCCTACAAGCCCAGTAGCGTGCCTTCCAGCGAGGTCCAGGGGTATCACATCTGTGTCTTGCACGAAAATTACGACGACGAGCTGGATTATCTCGCTTAATTTCCATATTAGGGTCACCAAAATTAACTTTAACCACATTACCTTTATCATTCTTTACAAAAACTTTATACTTTTTAACATCACCAGACATAATTTTATTCAATTTTACTTTTTTGTTTCCTTCTTCATATATTTCAATTTTTTCATTGTATTCATTATATGAAGTCTCTTCAATATTATCTACAAACCCCATGACTGTATTAGCTTCAAAAATTTCAGTACTTTCACAATTATTATTTAAAAAAGTTACATGATAAAGCCCATTAGACTCTTCAATATAATCTACTTCTAACATCTGACCAGATTCATTGATAATTACATCACAAGGAAGCAATTCATGTGCTTCGATGGTATCAAAATTCATTGTAAATACTTTAGAAGCACCTTTTACTGCAAACAAATTATAAGATTCTTTAATTTCAGAAACACCAGTTTTTACAAATACTGGATTATTGCCTTTACTCTCTGTAATTTCTTTTTTGCTTTTAACAGTTTTCTTATCAGCATTACGCTTTTTAATAGAACTAGAATTACTGTTGGCAGCTTTTTTAGCTAGCCATTTACCAAGTCCTGTTTCTGCAAAAATCTTTTCAAGGAGAATGTTAACATTTTTAGAATTCATGATTAGTTCCTATTTTGTGTTTCACCTTTATGGTGACCGTTATCGGCTCTATTTTCAGAACGATCCCGAACACGTAAATTTTTTACATTGTTTGAACCACCATTACGAAGAGCATTTTTATGATCAATATCTTTTTTAGATCCTTTTTTAACAACTCCTTTTTTGATCATCAGTTCACGTGCAGCAGTTCTTGATGCACGTTCTCTTTTCTGTTTGGGTTTACCGTGGTAATTTTTATATTCTTTTTTATAATTTCTTATATACTTCTCTTCTAGATTATCAGAAATAATATCTTCAAACAAAGGAATAAGATATTCTGTGTCTTCGACTGTATATGAGTAAATTTTATTTAAAATTGGAATTAGACATCCAGCACGTAGATCATCTTCTTCTAAAAGAAGAGGACCATAATGTTCAATCATATTTCTTTCCGTATCAGAAATTATATTAACTTTATTCAATTTAGACAATAAAAAATTATTTGTTAAAGATTCAATAAGCATTTCATTAATAACAAAGTAATTTTCACCCAATAATTTATCAGTAACAGTTTCAGTTTTGTTTACTGGAATCTTAATTGTCTTTTTTCCAATAGTAACATAATTATACTCTACTGAATTAATATCTTCAGGTTTAAATCCAGGGAGTAAACTAGCATTAATATCAAAAGATAGATTATCAATTGAATTTTTAACAATTAATGAAAGAGGTTCAATAGATTTTCTATCTACAAAAAGTTTATTTGTATTTTCTGTATCTTCTTTACTTTCAACTACGGTTTTCCATTTTTGTAAATTCTGAACAGCAGACTTTTTATATGTGGATATATTTGAAGTATCCATTGCAAATTCATTTTGTTTGATATCAATTGAGGCAGTTTTAGCAATCTCACTCATATAATCATCAGACATCGGAAATACACCATTGGTTGTTATAATATGGTTTGGTGCATTCTTTGGGTCAACCATGCCATCACCACGTAAAGATGTTTGTAATATATTCTTAGTTAAAGAAACCAAGAATGAATTCTTTTTTCCACCTTTAAATAAATCGTTACCAGCTTTTTTAATTGAACTTTCGTATGCTGAAACAGATGCAGCAGGATTAATCTGACCATTTTGATCAATTACAAATCCTAAACTTTGTCCTGATGGAGAAAATATTTCTTGTGATTGAAATTTCTTTACTAATTCAGGATTACTAAGAATTAGTTGAATAGATTGATCGGGTAATAATTGTGGTGAAAATTTATCACCAAATGAAGTTACATCTGCTAGAAGTTTCTTTACATATGGATCAGATTTTGCAAGCTCTGGATCCATTATTGTTTTAGTCAAAGCATTACCAATAATACCTCTAACAATTTTTCCACTTTGGTTTAAAGAGTTTGTGCTCATAGTAAATTCACCACCAGCAGAAATCTTAAATTTGTATTCACCACATTGTAATTCTGGAACACCATCGGAATACATACTGGAATTACCAGATTCTACTGTACTTAATAGATTTTGAATACACTCATCACCAATTTGTGATAGAATCTTATTTGCTTGTAAAAAAGCTGTCTTGGTAAAATCTAAAGAATTGGCTGATCCAGAAAATAATGCATTTAATTCTTGTTCACTTGCTCCAGCTTTTAATTTGGCAGCAAAAATTAAAGCATTAATTACTTGTTGATTGTATGGTAAATTTGAAGTAGTATTAATACCAAATTGGTTAGTTAAAGCTTCAAAAGTAATATTATCAAATTCTGCAGATTTTTTAGGAGCCCTAATGCTCTTAAAATATTCTTGTTGCAAATCTAATGGCATAGATGCCATTTGATTGGTATCCATACCCTGCATTGCTTGCAAAATTTCTTCTTTAGATAATCGTTTAGCCTTTTGTGGCTGTTCTTCTTTAGTTTCTGGCTCGCCTTGTTTTGTCTTTTTAGGTTTATCATCTTCTGCAGGAGTTTTAGCTTTTTTATCTTCTTTTTCTCCTGAAGCTTTTAATTCACCAAATAGTAATTTGGACGCACGAGTCTGTTCAAATTTTGGATCATTTGTAAAGCTCTTTGCTTCGTCTTCCGTTAATGTATCTCCTTTATTTAATTTTACATGGGTTTCTTTATTAAAAGAGTCTTTAAAAATTAATTGGATTCTACCAGAAGCAGTTTTTACAGCAATAACTTCTTTGACCAATTCTCCTTTTGATTTTCTATCTCTTGGGATTTGCTTTGATCTTTCAACTCTTTTACGAGCTGCATCCTTTGATTTATTGTTAGATGCGTTACCGGTAGCCTTTTCTTTAGCGATAGCTTCCCCAGTAGTCCTAAAGGAGTCGGAGGCAGTGCGGGAGGCTTCGGTTAACTTTAAAAGATCTTTGAAGTTCATCTATCTTTATTTATCACTATTAAAATCCCCTTTATTACTGAAAGGATTGTAAAGTATTAAATTTTTATGGCTTTTAGCTCTACCATTACTGACACGGTAGAGAGCCTTTGAACTTAAATTGTTGTTTTTAGCAAATTCTCTAACATTATCTACAACAATTAGCTGTTTTGTGGTTATATCTTGAAAAACAACTCGTTTAGTTATTGCTATCTTTTGTGGTTTAGCTTTTTTAACTTTAAAGTGGGCACCCTCAGTAGATTTGGTAGCACGTATTTCTACAGCTGTCCATCCTTTATATGTTTTACGAGTTCCATTTAAAAGATCACATATTTTTCCGGATGTCATTCCTTGTTCTTTAGCAAATTCTGCCATGTTGGTAAAGAATGTTTTTTCACCAGTATCGGCTCGTTTTAACCAATATCCATTCTTTTCATCTTCTGGTGGAATCCATTGCCATGATCTACCATTTTGTTTAAAAAAACCACCATGTTGTGTAATAAATGCGTTTCTCTGGGTTGCTGCTTTGGAATTATCATTCATTTTAATCCAAAGTTTACTTCCACGAGTATTAACAATTTGTTCTAACGATTTTATTTCATGATATTCCATGATTATTATTATAACTCACTATTACATTTTTTAACTTTTTAACATATTTTATAGGTTTATTTTGAAAAATTTGTGTTAAACCATCTTCACATGAAATAAGAATAGCAAAATTTTCTACTATTATTCCAGTTCTTTCTTGAAACATTAAAGCATAAGCAGTAGCTTGTGTAAAGTAACTTTCAACATCTTGTTTTCTTTTTTCTTTACTGCTTGCTTTAAAATCTATAATTGAAAGTTTACCATCGTATTCAGCAATACAATCAGTTCTTCCAGCAAGACCCAATGTCTTAGACCATAAAGGTGTTTCGATAGCAACTATATTTTGAATTTTATCAAGTTCTGGCTTTATTTGATTAAAAAGAACTTTAAAATTTGGAAGCATATTATCAAAGTCAATTTCTTCGTTATTTAAATAACTTTCAATTATACTATGTAATTTGGTGCCTCTAGCCAAAACTCTTCTACTTTCTTCTGGATTTTTTCTTCTCCATTCAGCAAAAAAGTTTTGTTTATCCCAGCCTACAACCGAAGTAACACTTGGAAAAATGCCACCAGGAGTTTCATAAAAGCGTTTACCATCAATGGTAACTTCTTTTAATTTATTGTCAATTTCTATTGGTTTATGTAAAAAGTTATTCATGAATACACATTCTTATAAGTATAACACACATTATGTAAATTACAAATTTTATTATCTAAGTCTAATAGTACGGGCTGTTTGATATAAATTTTGAAGCATGGCACTAATATCACCACCCTTCATTCTTTTTTGCTCATCATCATCATAACTTCCGCGACCTACATTATCATTTGACCCCAATGGTAAACCCGGTAAAGCTGGTGGTACTGGTCGACTTGGTTCACTTGGAAGAGTAACTTTTCCTGGTGGGGGAAGTAAACCTCCTCCTGGTGGGGGGGTAGTTGTTCCAAAACCTGTTGTTTGAACTTGTTGTTGCTGCTGTACTTGTTTTTGTTGTTGTTGTACTTGTTGTTGCTGTACTTGTTGTTGCTGTTGCTGTACTTGTTGTTGCTGTACTACTGGAGCTTGAGCCGGAGCTTGATACGGAGCTTGAGCTTGAGCTGGAGCTTGATTAGGAATAGACGGAATAACTGTATTTAAATTAATATTAGGGGAACTTTTATTTAAATTTACTTTATTTTGAACTATTTTTGGAGCATTTACTGGAACTGACGCTGAAACTTGCTTTCCTCCACCAATATTTGAACCAACACTTGGTTGAGCCGTGTTTGGAGCACTCGATCTTATTGAAGTACCCTGTGTTGGTGCTACTTGAGTTGTTCTAGTAGCTCTTGCCACCATATCAGCCTCAACGGCACTCATTCCAGTTGCAGCTGGTGAATCTAATAAACCTGTAGCCATAATTGCTGCAGTACGAACTGGACCAGATGCTGCTGCTTTACCAGCAACTTTTGTTGCTGCAGAAATAGCTGACTGTGTAGCCTTTATACCCAACTTAGGAGCAGCAATAGCTAATGGTGTAGTAGCTGAACCAAGTATATTACCAGCAAGTTCAGCAACCGGAGCTGCTTCTGTTCCTTTAATTACATTTTCAGCACCTTGCATTAATCTATTACGTGCAAGTAAAGTCGTACCACCAGCAATACCTGCTTGTGTTCCTAGACCAACCAATCCAATAGATTTTTTACCAACACCCATTGAACGTAATGCAGCTGTACCAAGACTTTTTGCAAGTCCAGCACCAGCAAATAAAGCTAAATCAGCTTTAACATTTTGGGGATTATCCATATGCTTTTCATAATATTCACCAACGTTATCAATAAAATCACCTTGACGAATTCCTTCCCATGCAGGAGCAACAAATTTTTCATTTTTATTATCTTTTTTGCCACCAAATAAATCAGTTGCTGTTCTAGCTATCCACCCGGATTGATATCCTTGAACTCCACGTCCTGGAGCTTTTTGTGCTTCAAGTCTTCCGCTTGATTTATCTAAGATTAAAGGATTAGTAACATCACCTGTAATATTTGAATATTCATCTCTTGTTAATAAAGAAACAGAGTTTGGATCTTGATCTAAAACTGTAAGATATGCTTTATCTACATCTGATTTAGATATATTAGCTTGCTTACCCGTTATTGATGAAGATAATTTAGCATTTGCTTCAGCTTCTTTTTGTACTTTAGCATCAAATTCTTTTCTTAATTTTGCATAAGATCCGGAAGCCAATTTAGATACTGGAGACTTTTCATCTTCATTCAAAATATTTTGTTGATATCTTTGTTCTAAAAGGTATTTTACAATAGGATGTATTTTACGCATTATTGGCCTCTAAGACGTTTAAGTTGATCATCAATATCTGTTTTACTGCCAGGAGCAATTGAAGGTCTAGAAGTATTTGTTGTGCCCGATTTCATAATATCTGACAATAATGACGTTCCATATTCAGCTGGCTGTACTGGACCAGCTACATCTGCATCACCAGCTTTTCCTGGTACTGCTCTTTGTTGTCGTCTTTCTTGTTCTCTTTTTCTACCCTGTATAGCTTGGTCATCTAAGCTTCTTTGATTTTGTTCTCTTGCTCTTACATCAGCTCTACCAGCAGCAAGATTAGCATTATCACCACCTGTTGGGGTTGGTAAGAATGGTTCTGGGGCTGCTCTTTGCTCAGTACCACCTAACATAAATGGTACTTTTGGTTTTGGTGGACCCATCATACCAGGTTCAAATAGAGATGGTATTCTAGTACTATTTTTTTGTAGAGATGCTTTTAGTGCCGCAGCTTTATCTGCAGTTGCCTGTAATCTTCCTTGATTCTCTAAAGAACCTTGTTGTACTTTTTCTTTATTAATTTGAGACATTACTTGTGGCATTACAGAAGCTTTATCTTTAGCAATCTCTTGTGCTCGAATTTCTGGATTATTTTGGAAATCACTTAGTTCTTGAGCAGATATGTCAGCCTGACGTGTAAGTCTACCAGCTTCAGCTGCTCGTGCCTCACTAGCATTTCTTTGCAGGTTTATCATACTATCGGTTGACCCAGCAAGATCTCTAGCTTCTGCTGAACTATATCTACCAGCTCCAGCTTGTCTACTTACAAGAGAACTGTCTTCTCTATTAGTAGCATCATAATCTCTACCAGTATTTGACTTAAATTCACCATAAGTCATATTGGTACCTTGAATCTTAACATTCTGCATTTTTTCTTTACGAGCAGCAGCTTGTTGTGCAGCATCTGCACGATTTTGTTGCTCTCTTTGTGTTACATCTCTTTGAGTAGCGTCTCTGGATGAAGCAAATGATGATTCAGTATCAGAATCAAAATAGGCTTTACTTCGAGTACGGGCAGCTGCTTCTTTTGCAGCTTCTTCTGGAGTTTTCTTTGCAGCAGCAAGAGCAGCAATGTCATCTTCCTGTTGGAAACTACTAATATTACTAGAAAGCTCCGAAGAAAGAGCTGGTTTACCTTGCATACCTGCAACTTTACTTCTAACAGTTGTTTCTAACTCAGCATTGGGTTTTGATAAATCTCCACCTCTCATCATTATTTTGGCTAATGCTAATTCACCAGCATCTTTAGCACTTAATGTAGAAGGATCTTGAGCAGATGTTCTGGAAATAACATCTGCTATACGAGTTGCTTGCATTCTACCACGCTCAGAAGGATCAGTTGGACCCTGTTGTTTATAAGAATCAAGCTCTTTTACCTTATCTTCACGTTTTGTTTTTAATTCAGTTTGTTTTTTTAGATTTTCTTGATATTTTTCTTCATTTCTTGGATCACGATCTCTCCAAGCTGGACGCTCATCTTCTGGTCTACGTCTTGTAGAACCACTTGATGACGCACCGCCACCCAATGAGCCAAATGATTGTGCTGGTGCTTCTGTTAAGTTAAATAAATTAGATGTAATGTTAGGAGACGATCCAACATTTCTTGGAGTTGCTTTTTGAATAGAACTTTCATTCAAAGCAATGAGTGGTAATACACTATTTCTTATATCATCTGAGATACGTGGTTGTACCAAGTCTTTCTCAACATAAAAAGGAGAATTTAATGACATAACTTTTGTAATGTCTTCCTTTAAGGTTGATGCACGTTTAACAGAATTGATGTCCGGATTCTTTGTTTTGGTTAAAAAATCCTTGACTTCCCAGTAAAATAGTCTATCTTGTTTATTATCCATGGCTATGAAATATTTAGATTTTTATAAATACTTAAAAGGTATGAATAAACAGGTTCTCTTGTTAAACCAAGATAGTACACCCCTTAATATCATTACCATTAGTAAAGCCTTTAAATTAATCAGCCGAGACAAAGTTTGGGGCGATGCCTCAGATGAATTTATTGAAGTAGTCTCCGTATCTAAGACTATCAAAATTCCCAAAATTTTAATTTTAAAGTATTATGTAAAATTGCCTTTTAAAAAGGCTACTGCATCTAGGCAGAATATTTTAAGACGAGATCTGTATTGCTGCCAATATTGTGGAAAAGAGATGAATAATAAAGATGCTACTATTGACCATATTATACCTACCTGTAAAGGTGGAGCATCTTCTTGGGTGAATATGGTAGCATCCTGTAGAGCATGTAATTTATTTAAAGGAAGTAAAACTCCCAAAGAAGCCCAAATGGTTTTAAAAAATAAACCAAAAGAACCTTCCTATGGATTCTTGTTTGAATCTATGCTAATTACCTTTAGAAAGAAAAAATAATGCCCAATTATGCTTTTAAGTGTGAAAATTGTGATCATGGCTTTGATGAAATGTTAAATCTTTCAGATAGAGATATTCCATTGACTAAACCTTGTCCAGAATGCAAACAGAAAAAGATTTTTAGAAATTGGGGTGCAAGCAAGCCAATTTTAATGGCAGATGCTACACTTACTCCAACAAAAGCCATGGGTAGTCAATTCAAAGAAGTTATTGATAAGATTAAATCCAATGGTCATGTGCCAAAGCGGTTTCATGAAAAATTGGATAATAGTCTAAATTCTAATGCTGGTAGAAGGCTACGTTAAGTTTTAGATTCTATCAAAGCCTTTAAAACATAATAACTATCAATAACATCTGTAACAGGATTACTTAAAGTTTTTTGAGCGAACACTGATTTCAAATCAGTGTTTGTTTCTTTACTGAAGGTCTCATACATTACCTGTTTATCAGCGTTACCTTTGCCTGTGGCGCATTTCTTGACCTTAGACGGCTCTACGATGGTTACGGGAATGGCGTGCTTGTAGAGCTTGTATTTAAGAAGACCCATGTTCTCAGCTAAATTGAATACTTTACCTTTAGCTCCATATGCATAACCTTCCATACCAACATCAGCTGCACCAATACAAAGATTGGTTGCCCATTCTGATATGGTGTCGAATCGATCTACGTCTTGTACATATTCCTGAAATGATTCACCAGTAATATTTGGTGCAATCTTATCAGCATATTTTTTAGTATTAGTAAGATAATAGAAAAAACAATTCTCAAACTTAAATGTCTTGCGTTCATCAAATAAACACAAGCAAGGGCAAGTTATAGAATAATCAATTCCTATTAACATATGATACATTGGTATTCAAGAAACTTTACCCACTTTTCTATAGTAGATATGTTCTGCCGTTATTGTTTGATTACCTGGTACAATATCATGTGTAACATTTAGAGCAGTTATGGCATTTGCTGTAGTTCCAGATAAGTCTGTTAAAAATGACTGTTTAACATAAGCAATGGTTATGATTTCCCAACGACCTTTTTCTGAACCTGGACCAGTATAAGGCAATATCACAGAACCAGTAACTCCAGTAAATGTTGGTTCGATATTTTTAAATACATCAATATAATAATTTGGAATAAAACCAGAAATAAGATTTACACCAAAAGAGAAAAAATCATTATTTAAATATATGTGAGAGGCATAATCTGCAGTTATACCAGAATTATTAATATCGGATGGTGTACGTGTATATAATTCTTTTGATAAACCAGATGCTGTTACGACTGCATCGCCAAGAAAGCTAGATTGGGTCACACCCGGTAAAGTATTTGTAATAGAATTTGAATTTGGAATAATTGCTCCAAAAATTCTAGTAGGAGCATATGTCATATTTTAATTAATCCATTTTTGATATAAAGAGTTTGCTGATGCATTTAAATTATTTAGAGCGTTTTGTAAATAAGTAAAATCAATTTGAGTAGCTAAAGTCAATCCCTGATTAAGTGGATAATAATAATGATTTTTATCAATCAATCTATTTTCTAAATTACCATATAAAGGTAAAGCATCTGTAACATAACATGGTCCACTCACAAATGCTACATTCCCACCAAAGACATCAACAATTCCCGCACCACCACTCGCTATACTTGCTACAAAATATAAAGAATTATTTTTCATATAAAGGATCTGTGAAGAAGAATCTCCTGTCCAAACCGCTGCTGCTGTAACACCATCAATATAACGTGAAAAAATTCCACTAATTGTATTTGGAGAAATTATATAAGGATTATTTAAAAAACTGTAACCGGCTATTAGTTTTTGTAAAGGTATAATTTTATCATTTCCATCCCAAAGATAGACATTAGTACAAGCAACAGATATTTGATTTTGATTTAGACCAATTCTATTATATTCAAAGGTCATTCCTTGATCTTTCATGTCTTGTATTAATACAGACGGACTAATCTTTTTTGCTATTGGTTGGCTCATAGTAGGGCCAACTCCCATTAAATCCATAATACCATAATCATCAGTTAAAATTTGATATTGTGTTGATCCAGCTGCAAATCCAGGAATTTCTGGTGATCCTAAAAAATACTTTGGCTTATTGTATGCAGTAGATCCAGTTATTTGATTTAATGGAACACAATTATACATACCAGTATATGGTCCATATGAACAAAATCCAGATAAAGTATTATTCCAAAGAGTTAGTGATAATGCTGGATATGCTGTTGTAGTTCCAGTATATTTTGCAGTTGGATCAATACCAAATGCTCCAAAGGAATCAGAAGATTTATTTGGACTATAATGAATATTTCCGGATATTGTTTTATCCCCTATAACAATATATAATGGGTTATCTTTTATATTATAATAATTTGGTAATGAGGTAATTCCAGCTTCAGGAGGAATTGGAATTGGTCCAGTACCCGTAAATGCTCTGTATCGTGGTATTACAGAAGCAAAATCTGCAGAAGCACCATATATTAAACTATTTGGATTTAATCCTATTGGGTATCCTATATTACCAGCCCCATAAAGATAAATGTCATGAATTGTTGGGTCATAGTCTTTATAATACATTACATTTTAATCCAATTACCAGTTGTTCCACCAATTCCACCAGAATAAGAAAGAGGAACTACTACACCTGGCAAAGTATTTATTGTCTCGTTAATCATATTAATATATTGTAACAAACTTAACATAGTAGATTCTCTTGCAAAATCTATAGTTGGATCACTTGCAAGAACTGATGCACCAGGAATATTAATTTCAACATTTTTGCCTCTTTGTGTTACTGTAACACCATCACCTTTAATAATTAAATCGTTTACAGATCTTAGAATAGATTTTTTATTTCCATTAGAATCTACAGTTTTAATTCCTACAGCACCACCACCACCAACAGAGTTGTGGGACATAAGATTGGAACTTGTTACTTTTTCAACAGTATTTTGTACTAACGTTGCAGCTTGACTAGTTATTAAATTTATTAATTTATTATTATCAATTGTTATTTTACCATTAACTAGTACTAATGGATCAGAAACTTCTAATTGTTCTAATAAAGATTTTTTTTCTATAGGTTGTTCTAATTTGATAATCTGTTTTAATGTATTTTCAGAATTAACATTAAAAAATCTATCTGTGGTTTTTTTTAAATCTTCACTTAAAAATGTAAGTGGTTTTAAGCTTTCCAAATAAGATAACTGATTCTCTCTTTGTTGCTTTTTCTCTTCCAATTTAATCTGTTCGGTTACTTGTTGGGGAGTTTTATGAATAAAAGTATTTGAAAATGTTTGTTTATCTTTTGACATGGTATACAAACATATTTATACCGTGGTCAGAGATGATGGTTCCTTAGTAATACGATGGAGTATACTTCGAATGTCACCAAAAGAATTACGAGGATTAACCATCACCTCTGCCTAAAATATTTAGAATAAAAAATACCCTTGCGGGGATTAATTATTACAGATTTGAAACTCCTCGGGCTGGACTCGAACCAGTAACCGTTCGCTTAACAGGCGAATGCTCTACCATTGAGCTACCGAAGAACGTGATTTACACTATCTGACATCCACCTGCACTACAGGCAAACTCCTTACCAACTTCTGTATTATCTTCTGACTCATACTTCATGAGATCATTAAAGTTAACCTTGACCTTTGGATGTGCTGCATATGTTGCAGAATCAATTTGTTCAAACGGTGCCTGAGCATATGTATGATTATCACTTCCAGGAAGGAATGCAATACCTGTTGCCACATCAAAGTTCTCCCACAACCAATTGCCTACTTCAAGGAATTCACTATCCTTATAGTTGACGGTAATGGAAGGCTTGTGATGACAGTAATGCTCTTGATATGTTTTCCACAGATCAAGATGGTCAAGTGCACGAAGATCTTCTGTAGTAACAGTACCACGAGGAGCCTTCATTGCAAAAGTAAATACGGCAGTAGAAGTTGGGTTTATCACATCATCCTCACACGGGACTCCTTGATCCTTCATCAAGTTATATAAAGGATCTTTCTTGTCCAGACGAATTCTGCGGAAATAATAATCCGCATAGCGTGGATGTAAACCCGAAGCGGAATCCACCAAGCAAGAAGTAGTGCCTTCTGGCTTGACGCAAGTGATTGACTTGCTAGGATTAATACCCAACTTCTCTGCCCATTTGAGATTTGTAGCCGTTGCATGGTCACGAAGATTCTCAAGAAGTCGAACTAATTTTGGCTTACCGTCAAGACCACTGGTAAGTTTATTATCAAAAATTCCTGTCATAGAAACACCAAGCAATCTTTCCTCTTCACAGTTCTTCTTCCACTCAGGACGAAGATAAGGAAATTTTACAAAAGTAGATTGCACAGTCCCAATAATAGTGGCAATTTCAATCTTCTTCTTTAGGCTGGCTGCGGTATCATCGATACGAACTACAACAGTTGAAAGATTACAAAATTCAAAGGGTCTTAGAATAATTTCTGCACATGGATTGGTACCATATTCACAGTTTTCCTCTCGTCCCCACTTCGCTGCTTGCTCCTGTAGAGCCCTACGATTGATCATGCCGCGTTCTCCGCTGTGAGAGTTGTACAGAGAGGTCCACTCCTCAAGAAACTGTCCCATGGGGGGTCTACCACGATAAACCGCTGAATTATTAGCGTAAGACCGGAATCCGGCTTGTTCCCACCACGCACCTGACTTACACATGGCAATTTCACGGTCTCCCAGGTCACTGAGAGAAATCATGGCTGATCTACGCACTCCACCAACGATTACGGCATTCGCAATGGCACAGCAGGTGTCATGGCATTCAAGAGCCGAAAGTTTACGTCCTTGTGCGTTATAGAAGACCTTGACCAAAAATTTGAATAAATTGTCTAGGGGAGCAGGACCAGAAGCACGACCACCAAAAGTCTTGAGTCGTGCACCAGATGGTCGAACCTTTGACAAGTCCCACTTAGGATGTTTACCGGAATAGAGGTCATCGAATAAGGTTTTGAGAGCATTCCCCCAACCTTCCTTTGAATCTTCAACAACGATTACCTTATCAAAATTTTTTACAATCTTGTTAGCAACAGTTGGAAGTTTATCGGTGTATTGACGTTCTACAGAATATCCTGTACCTGTTCCATTCATGAGAATGACGAACAGTTCTGCAAATGATTCAATAGAATCAATTGGAAGATATGAGCAGTTGTATAAACATGTATTATCGTGATCAAGAGCAACACCTGCAGTCATTAAACTTCTCATGGAAGGAAGAACTTCAAGATTTAAAATTGCTTCTTTGACATCAGGTCTTTCGGCTAAAGTAGGAACCTTATCGGTGAAATAATTCCACCAACGGTCTACACATTCATCCCAACTCTCGCGGCGATTCTGTGAAGGAAGCCAACGAGAATAACGAGAAATAAAAATAAAAGATTGAAACGGTGATAAAGCATCTGCCATAAAAATGAACTCCTAGTGGGTGTCTTATTTAGTTGTTAGAGTATGCCATGAAACTGGGAAACGAGGAGCAATTAATTTGTCAATTGCTTTAGCAAATTCTTGCACTTCCCATTGGGCATGTGTGTCAATACGAAGATTATAAACTCTTGCAAATGCATAGAGTGAACCAGTCCATACGAATTCTGTGTATGTACCTTGTGGTAAAATTGATCGTGCTTGTTCTGGTGCAACACCATCTGCTAATAGACGGTTATACATATCTAAACATTCTTTTGCAACACCAGAATATTCTTGACGTAATTTAATACATGTATCAAGATCTTCAATAGCACCACTGCTGCCTTGCTTGGCTCCATTAGTTGGAGCATTTCTCCAAAGAGGTACATAGATCTCTGGCTCAAAGGTAACATAACGGCGACTTACTTCATTCATGACAAGACCAACTTGATGTTTGCCAAGTTGTGCACGAACAAAGATAGGACACTTGATACGAAGACTAATCTGTGGATGGCAGAATGGCGTAAAGTGATTATGCTTGGCAAGATATGTAATTAACTTTACATCTCTATCCAGTAGATAAGATTCATATGGTTCTTCTTTACCTGGACGAGGAGTGTGATCTTCCATTGTTCCATAGACACTCTGCTTATTAAATGAAACACGGGCAGCATCCACTACAGATAAATCGTTACCCATGTAATCCATAAGCTGTACATGTCCATGATCAAGTACTGAAAGGTTAGTCTGCTCCGGAAACGTTGGTATTGTCTGTGTCATCTTCTTCATCCTCATCTATATCTACAAGTTCAACTCTTACGCCATCAATCTTTGTAAAGTCTGCTGCATATTCTCGAGCACGACCCCATAGTTCAGGGTCCATTTCTTTTACATACTCACCAAATCTTTGGACAAAGGTGATGTACGCTTCACTAGCCTTTAAAATATCTTCTTCAGATAGTTTCTCGTTTTCATCTTCCATTTAAACCTTCTTCCAGTAAGTATACTTTACTTTTGCTTTAAGTCCAGAATAAACATTGTTGATTATCAGTTTCATGGTCATTAATTCACCGAATGCTAGAACCATGTCGTTAATATCTTTTTTATCAATTTCATTTGGCCAGATTACTACATTTCTTCCAGCCTCAATGTACTTTCCAATCAAGTGAACAATTTCTACATTTCTTGGTTCATTATCAAATATAAACACAACCTTTGATTTTGAGATCTTCTTAGGAAGATCTTCTAACCAACCTGCACCCTGCATTGAAATTCCATTTGGAATAAACATGGAATCAATCGGACCTTCAGTCACATACACAGTATCTCTTGCGTCTACTTTATCTATGTTGTACCATAGACGCTCTTCACCTTCACGCTTTAAGGTGATGTACCTTATCGCTTTCTCTTGCGCTTTTTCTTCGATAATCCTACCTTGGACACCAATAAGGCTCCCGCTCTCGTCATAGAACGGTATGACGAGCCTACCTTCCTTAGATCCTTCTCTATCGAAAGAAGACATGATTCTACTGAAATCACTGCAGTAATAAAAATTGCAATACTTTTCTTTTGGAATTTCTCTAGATTGAACATATTTTACCGCCGGATGATCTGCATTGAGTAAATCAAGCCTTGTTCCGAGATCACTGAACACTGGCTGTTTCTTTTCTGTCTTCGTTGTAACCAACGGTTCTGGATTTTTGTCTTTGAAATTTTCAAATGCATATTCTTTGCAGAGTGATGGGCTGACGCTTTCAAGTACAGAATATAAACTACAAGCAATACCGCAGTTGTGACATTTATAAACATAATTTCCTTTGTTTTCAAAAAAGAAGCCTCTCGTCTTCGTCTTGTTCTTTAGTGAGTCTCCACACTTAAAACAACGACACGTAGCAAGGTTCTCTTTCTTCCACTTAAACTTCTCAAGTGAGCCAGACAACATATTCACATATTTCTTATCAATATATATACTCATTTTGCAGCGTCTTCAAATGTCCAGTTTACTGCCTTATTCTTTTTCTTACCAAAATTAGAATCAAATGCTAATGGATCAGAACCTGATCCGAATCCTTCTTCATTTGTATTATTTGCATTGACAAGATTATTATTTGAATTTTCTACATCATAGAACTTCATTTTGGATTTATTCACACCAATAAGAAATTTACGATTCTTAGTTGTATCATTACCACGGTTCTTTAACTGCTTCACCATGAGTTGACCATTCTGTGCTAACTCTTCAGTCTCAATGAGTGCAATGAAGAAGTCTGTAGTTTGTGGTAGACCAAAACTTTCAGATGTATCTGTCATCTCCATATCACTACTCTTTGCACCTTCACGATTTACCTGAGTAGCAGACCATAGTGGTACATTGAACTGCTTGGCAAGACCACGAAGTTCTTCTGCAATACCCTTGACATAGGTGTAACTATTCATACCGTTTCCCATCTTGAATCTTGCACATGAGCAGATGTTTAGATAATCAACAATGATAATGTCCGGCTTAAACTTCTTCTTAATCTTCAGTTCTTCCATAAGATTACGGAAGTGAGTTACATTGGCTGCAGCAGTAGGATATTCTTTAATAATAAGTTTACCACGGCAAGTCTTCTTGAGATTGTTTACCTTGTTCTCGTACATAGCAAGAGGCATCTTCTCAAGAACATGAATGTCTGTATCTAAAAGATTAGCATCAATGCGTTTAGCAATTTCTTCTTCAGACATTTCAAGTGTGATATACAACACATTCAAATTCTGTGTAAGACACGCAGCAGCATGATGGCACAAGAATGCACTCTTACCAACACCGGATGCTGCCATCACTACGTTGAGAGTCTTCTTGCGAACTCCACCACCTGTGATGAGATTAAACATCTCAAGATCAAATGGTACACGTTCTTCTACGCGATGATAATATTCATAGCGTTCATCAACATCTTCAAAGAAGTCGTGTCCTACACGAGTATCAAAGGACACAGATAGAGCCTTAGACATGATCTCAGGAATTGCATTCTGAGTCTGCTCCTTATCCTTACCTTCAATGATCCCGATGGATGCCATGATACCATTATAAATGGCTTTCTCTTTGCAGAACTTTTCAGTATGTTCTACGAGCCACTCAGTATCAGACTTCTCACCTTCCTTATACATCTCATCAGAGATGGCAACACACTTCTTGAATTCACTGTCTCCAAGAGTCTTGTCATCTCCAAGTGAAATTAGTACAGCATCCTTAGTAGGAATGTTATTGTACTTAAGAAGAAACTTACTTACAATATTAAAGACTGTTCGTTCAGCCTTGTCTTGAAAGTATTCTTCTTGAAGGAACGGGACAACCTTGCGAGCAAAGTCCTCATTGAGAACTAAGTTCTTTAGAATAACTGTTTCCATGGTTTTATTATATCACTGGGTTAGGCGTTGTCAAGATGATCTTCATGAACATCTGCTTCAAGATCTTTACCGTCATCACTTTCAACTTGTGACTCTATGATCTTTACAAATATTTCACCAGCAGTTTGCGTGAAATCTTTATCGGCTTGATCAAACCCTTCAGGGAATTTAATCATTTCAATTTCCATAGTAACATTTAAACCATCATTACCGTCTTCTTTAAAATCAATTTTACCATACCGATAAACAATACCAGCAAATTGCCCTGATATAATTTGAATCGGACATGTCTGTGTACTGTCTACCGATGCTTCTGGAAGAAATTTATATTCAACTGCCTTGTCCATACTTAAATCCTTTTTGAATTTCCACATCCAACTTGTCAAGAATATCTTTTGTAAAATACTTTTCAGGATCTTCATCTATATTTTTCTCAAATGCTTTTGTACCATCTGGGAGTTCTACTCGTGTTGAAACCTTCTTGAATATATTATATTCAATTGCAAGGTCTGTCAAGCCATAATATCTGCTTAATCCAGAAGTATAATTCAATCTTGTCTGAACGTGCATGTTTTCCTTGACAAAACGATTCTTATAGTTGGTGCATTTAATAAAGTTACCAACGATACCTTCGTCAGTCTTATCCTTGCTCTTTGACAGCATGATGATATTGCTAGCCGCATACTTGATACCTGTACCACCACCAAGATCCTTAGTAGGAACATATGAACCAATAACTTGGTATGTATGGTTCGTAAGAAGAAGTGGTATCTTTGCCTTACCAAGTTTGAGGGTAAGAACACGGAACGTAGCCTTGGTAAGTTGTGCCTTGGTCATATCACGCACATCCTTACCTTCTGCCGAATCATTCATTTCTTTGTTTGTCGATAACATTCCCAAAGAATCAAGAACCATAAAGATTGGCTTGCGGTCTTCTTCAGGTGTTTCAAGTACATCATTGACGATCTTGAGAGCCTGGTTCTTGAACTCTTCGATTGTTGCAACAGGAACAACTGCAATTCTTTTGGAATCGATTCCCCGTTGTGCAAACATGTCTGAAGTGATTGCTTGCTCCGTGTCAAAGTAGATGACAACACCGTCTTTGTGGTCTTTAAGGAATTGAGTAGCGATTCCAATTGCATAGAAAGTCTTTCCAGTAGCAGGATCTCCTGCAAGACAAGAGATCTTGTTTGCAGGTAGTCCACCATATATAGAGCCTGAAAGCAAAGCATTCAGTACATATGATCCAGTATCAATAAAACCTGTAACATCAGCACCATCAATACCATCGGCTACGATGGCTGCATCAGGATTATTTAGTTTGCTTAGTAGATTTGTTAGGTACTTTGACATTCTCTTCTTTCTTCTTTTGTGAGACTTTCCAATTTTCGTTTTCCCAATATTGACATGCTTCTAAAGAATCATTGAGCCTATGATAATGTTCTTTGAGTAAAGTTTCAATTGTATGAATTCTATTATATAGATCACTATTATTTTCAGCACCAAAGTTTGGGTGATTTTTTAATTTGTGACCTCTGTATTCACAATGTGAACGATATTCGTGCAACAACATTGTGAATGGCATTTCTTGAATAGAATCTACAAATTCATGATATGGAACTTTTAAAATATCATATTCGTATTGCCACGGGATAGTTTTTGTAACAGTAACTTTAATATTCTTTTTCATAATTATTCATCAAACCAATAAGGGTTAATTGAAGCGACTACAAGCAGTGGTAGTCCAAACCAAAATCCACATGTCATAAAACAAAAGGCTGCAGCCATGCCCATAAAAATAATAATCATACGATCCATTTGATGATCTATACGAAAATTCTTCTTAACCATATTCCAAATCTTTTTAAAGTAAGTCACTTTTCTTCTTTCCTTTCTTATAGTTTTTTGTTGTAATAATAATACGCGCATAGTTTTCTTCAACTATGGTATCGTCAACAGTAATTGATTCTACTATTACGTCATCTACGTCATTGATAATGTCAAGTAGTCTAGTACCAACCATAATACATGGACCACCTTCAAAATCAAATAAACCATCGCCACCCCTAGAAAATAAGGTGTGACCTTCGAGGCTATAGTTTCCGTCTTTACGTTTGGTGAGGATTCGTTCATCCCCATATCTAGATTTAAATTTCTTTACCATTTCTTAATATTCTTTCCAATTTTTATTTATTTACTTCAACTAATATACATCACGCAAAGAATGAGTCAAGTGTTACCTTGTCACTAATTGACCATTTGATTGCTTGTAAAATATTGTCAAGAGGTTCATTAAAAGTTTTTTCAAATTGTTTCTTACGATCCACAAATTTATCTAGTTGAAACTGTGCTGGGGCTTTGTTTATAAACCCAAGAACTGCATCACGACCACCCATACCATACGGATTTGGAACTTTTACAAACACAAATCGAATCTTATCATTTTCTTTTATCGGTGCAACTTCTTTATCAAGTTTCAGTTTCTTCAAATATGCATTGTGTAACAGTGCTGCCTTAGTAGCAATAGGTGTTCCACTCTTGTATATATCAGAGACATCTGTGTACTTAGAGATACCCTTAACACCCCGAGGAGATGCAATAACATCTATAGGCAATTGCATAAATTCATCATAAAATGTATTCACATACTTACGCAACTCCTCGGGGGTCTTGGTCATGATGATCATGATGCAGTCTTTGAGTTTATTACGAACAATACCGGGAGTACTGCTTCGTGCTGTTTCAAGACCCATGATCTTTAACTTTGGTTCGCTGAATCGAACACCTTCAAGATCTGTCATCAGCAACGCATATCGCTTCTTGGCAATAAACATTCCACTTGATGCAATTGCTTCACGCTTAAATGAAATCTTATTACTGAGACAATTGAGTTTAGTTGTCAACTCTTTCATCGTTCCTGTCAATTCCTTTTGAATATTCTTTTCACAGATATTATCAATAAAGGTTGTGATGTCCCCAATATCACTCTTGCTAGAAACCTTTGTAATAATATCTTCAAGATTCAGATAAACAGAATCTGTGTCAACGGCAATGACATAATCCTTTGGATCAGCATTCTTCATCACTCTATTGATATATGCATTCATCTGATCTTCTGCAGATCGAATGATCACCTGACCCGTAACCGTAACAGCCGTTGCTAATTCTGGAGAAGAATATGTAAATGCAGGATTACCAAGACAGCCATACAAACTGTTTGCTAGAATCTTTTTTACTGACTGACGAATCTTAAGAGCCGCAATCAATGGAATTAGTTTCTTGTCCTTAGAGACTTCGTATTCCTTCTCCAACTTGATCATTTTCTTCTTGGCTTCCTGACGCTGGTTGAAAGTGATTTCAATCAGAGTAGGAATAAATCCCTTGACAGTATTTGAGAAGACTGAACCATTACACGCCAAACATGCAGTTTGACTAATAGCATCCTCAATCATACCTGGAATTTCTTTACGACTACTACGCAAAAAGTCATCTGCATTCAAGGATGAATTCTTTACAATACAAGTCTCGGGTGAAATGTTCCAACCAATGATAATAGATGGGTATAGAGATGTTGCATCAAAACTCACAACATTTTTATATAGACCGGGAATGACATCCTTGACATATGCACCAATGAACTGTTCGTCCTTAGAATACTTTGTCTTTAGTGGAGGAACAATATTTTGTTTGGCGAGATAGTCACAACAAATGGTTTCCCAAATACGAGTAGCGAAGAAGACTGTATCAAAGGTGATCTTGGCTTCATAGGCAATCGAAACCGCAAGATCAATTAACTTTAATTTACCGTCAAGTCGCTCAACCAAGACCACATCTTGGACATTGTATTCAGCAAACTTTTGAAAGTTTTGCGTATAAAACTCACGCAACGACCCATATTCGGTATAGTCCAGTTTTTGTTCATCTAGTTCTACCTTTGCTATATTATTTAGGGCGTAACTTTCTTGGTTGGTTCCAGAAAATTTCTTATATAGATCCATGTAATCTAGAATGGTATATCCCGGAAACTCATATAGAGTATAGTCTTTACCACCAATATTGGTAATCCGCATCTTCATAAAGCCAAAGGGCATCCATGCTTGAATTTCCTTTTCTTCAAAGAACAGTTTGGCACGACCAATGATATAGGGCATATCAAAGAGTTTGATGTTCCAGCCAGTCAAAATGTCTGCATCACATTGACGAAGAATGTCAAAGATCTTCTTGATCAGTTCCTTTTCCGATGCAACAAGAACAACTCTACAATCCGGAAGGTTGAGGGGTTTCATGGTGATAACATAATTGACACCAGAGATACGAATCGTCACCAAGTTGATGCGTTCATTAGGCGCATCAAGATTGGGAAACCCCCCTTCCGTCTCACATTCAAGGTCCAAGTAGGCTACTTTGATCTTGGAAAGATCGTATTCCACCTCAGACGGATAAGTCTCCATGATATATTGAGTAATGAAATCAGTGTTTCCATAAATTGGGCAATCTTCTAGTTCCCTGTATTGATCAAGGAATTCACGAGACTCATATAAATTCTCAAACTTAATACGACCAACATTGACACCGGTCAAGGTTTTATACTTAGTTGGAGTATCAGTACGCATATACAACGATGGCTTATATGTGACAGTATCCGTAAAACGGACACCGTTGTTATAGCCACGAACAAGAACCTTGTTCCCTTTAAGCGCACATGCTGTATAAAATTTCATTATTTTGTTTCTTTGTCTTCTAACAATCCCTGAAGTAGAATCATATAATTAATTACATCAAGAATACTGTCTTGAACAGTCTCATTTCCCACTTTTAATTCACCCTTCTTGAGAAAAGTGGAAATACGTGAGATTTTATCAACTACTCGCAACATTAACCCCTCTTCGGCACTTGCAAAGCCAAGAATCTCTCCTCTCTTAAAATTGGCAAACGGATCTGTTCCGGATGCATAATCTGCGGACTTGTGACGCATTATTACTAATGCTCTACGGCAAATGTCTTCGTGTAGTTGAAATAGTTCATCTCTAGTCATGGCAGTAGTATATACCCTATTATGGGGATGTCAAGAATATAAATATTAATGCACCCCAATGGAGTTTCCTTATGTTAATATCCCTAATTGATTATACCAAATTTATAGACATCATTTCTCTTATTATGGTAGGTGTTATCGGGGGTGTATATGGAATTATGAAATTTGTAAAGTCTAGAATAAAAACAGACAATTTTATTGAAATTCATACAGAAATACATGAATTATTAACAGAACTTAGAGTTACCACTAAGTGCATGAGAGCAAGTATTTTACAGTTTCATAATGGAGATTATTTTATGGATGGAATTTCCATGCGTAAATTTTCTGTAACACACGAATCCTCTCATAAAGGATACAACTCACAGGTAATAAAATTAAAAGCAAGTTTATGTTCAATGTTTATTCCCTTATTGGTTCATGTTTTAGATAATAAAAATTTAATTTATCCTCTTCGGTCATTACCTGAAAGTTACACCAAAGGGTTCTTTGAAGATGAAAACGTTTCAGATTATGCCTGTCTTCCATTAAAAAATAAAGGTATTAATATTGGATTTATTTTACTTCAATGGCATGAAGACTTTGAGCCACAAATAGAAGAAGAAGAAATTTTAATGAAACATTTCAAGGCTATCAAAGAATCGATTGAGATTCAACTTTCACATCAAAAGAACTGAGGTATATTATGTCTGAACAACTCATATCATTAATTGGTGGAACTGCTACTGGGTTTCTTTTCAAATATTGGGCTCAACGGGCTCAAGATCAAAAAGAAATGTTTGAGCAAATGCTTAAGGCAAATACTCAAACTACTGAAAATCAAGATAAGGCTGTACAAAGAGTACCCTTAGATCTTGGTAAGAATGTTCGTCGTTTTATTGTACTTTCGTGTCTCTTTGCAGTTGTGGCTGCTCCGTTTGTCTTACCGTTCTTTGGTATTCCTACCTTTGTAGAAATTTCACAGAAACAACCAGATTCTCTCTTTGGATTCATTCCAGCGACAACTCGTAAATACTTTATTGAAATTCCAGGATATTTCTTGGCTGAAGAAAATCGTCAAGTTCTACTTGCCGTGGTTGGATTTTACTTCGGATCTGCAGCAGGGAGCAACAAATGAAATATTTACTTCCAATCATTCTCTTTCTCGCCTCATGTACCAGTCCTGAATTTGTTACATTAAAGACAAAGGATGGTGAACATATTCACACAGTCTCTGAAAATTCTTTTTTCAATACTCCAGACAAAGCATCTGAATGGGCATTCTGGTATTTTCCAGTTGTCGTATTTGTACTCTGGATGGTATGGAAAGAATTTAAATCAATTAAATTTACTAAAAAGAAATCAACTGATTCCAGTACTACCGAACCCACCGATACGGTCTGACTTGAGACTTGGTTCTGTGTAAATTTCAATTAACATTGGTTGTTCGTACTTTACTAGTTCACCCTGTGCAATTCTATCTCTATCATAGATTCTAACAGGATCTGTGCTAGTGTTGATCATGATAAGTTTGGTCTCATAGGTATAATCTTCGTCTACTACACCTTCGCAGTTTGCAAGCGTAAGACCGTATTTAAGAGCCATTCCTGATCTAGGGTGTATTCGGACAGAATATCCTTGGGGCACGTTAAAAGTCAAGCCTGTGCGAACTAGAGCCCTTTCAGAAGGCATTAGAGTAATGTATGAACCCTTTTCTCCGTCATGGTCTGGAAGAAACAAATTTTCCTTTTTTCCATCATAAATTTTTACTTTTTCATTTGGTGGAATGTATGCGGCAAGATCAAAACACGCAGCCATTCTGGTCTGAAAGTTCGGATCTGGAATATTTGGAGAAACTTTGAAGTAGTCTAGGAACATGTGATTATTATATCATAATATAGATACTTGTCAAGAATCAGACAATATTTCATCATCTACTGGTTCTGGTGGTAGAGAATATTGAGACCAAACTTGTCCAGTAACAATTCCCGGCAATACTATTGAATTATAAAGCATAATATCTTCTGCATATATTTCGTTCAATGTATTTATTTGATTTTGTGTTAAAGGTGGTTTTGGTCTTTTTGCTGAATTTATCTGTACCAAATCGCCAACAAATCCTATTTCTACACATCCTTCTGTTAGGTGATCGGGAAACTTGTAAAGTTTTGCATTTGGTGTAACTTGTTTAATCTGAAGACTAAAATGAGGATTTTTGGAAAGCACTCTTTCTTTTCTTTTTCCATTTAAATTTTGTGGTGGCAATATGGTGCTATTTATTATTGAATCTATGGTTAAATCAACATCAATAAGATTTTCTTGTGACATTGCTGACAAGAATCGTTCAATTGGTTCTCTTATAAAAGATATAACAGGTTTTGATGGATATCTTTCTTTTGGAGTAAACCCTTGCCATAATGTGTTGTCCGGTCCTTTTCCTTCTGGGTATGCTCCGGTTTGTATTAAATTTTCTTTGTCTGGATAAAAAGACTTTAACACAAGTCTTGCTATAGTAGAACACCCTGATTTTGGTATAAGAGATACGCTGTAGTTTGGAGTGATGTAATATGCCATTTTATGAACCTAATACGGTATATCCTTTTGCGGTTGCTATAGAGGGATTATCTGTCGAGGTTCCAGTATTGTTACTTACAAGTAGATAACCATCGCCTGCTGCCAAATCCGTATATATTTGATCTAGAGCAGCACCATTAAATGCACAGTATGATATATCTGCTCCACCAGAATACAAGTAGTTGTATCCACCATAAGTATAAGTAGATGGAGTATTAAAAGTGCAATTTTGAATTCTAAGAGAAGATAAGCTCGTATTAGAAGCTAACACTAAAATTATCAAAGAATTTGCGGCAGAGTTCAATCCGGTAACACTTGTTAACGCACTGCTTTTGGATACATAACAATATTGTAAAGAAGAACAACCAGAGACATCTACAGAAGTTAATGTACTGTTAGAAGCACCATTTGAACCTGAATATGCACCGGAGTCAGTAGCACCAATTCTTAAATCTGTGAGTTCCTTTAATCCAGACAGATCTAATGTTGATGGTCTTATTTCTTGTCCTACTCCCAAAGTGGAAAACATATACAATTTTTGTAATCTTGGGCAGTTACGAAAATTTGAAGTGCTTGTTTGACTTCTTGAGGTTCCACTCCGGTGATGCCATATTTCAGTTATATAACCTATTTTTCTTTGATTTGTAGTATTATCTATAGAATAAACCTTGAATGGTTTTGGTGTAAGATTAGTATATGGGGCTACTACTGCTTTGGAAACAAAAGATCCATTTGCGGCAGTAGAAGTAGTTCCATCCCACCATTCAATTTTATAAAACCCAGTAGAAGTGGAAAGTCTTATTCTCCATGTCACCGAACTTTGTACTATTGTTCCTTCATAATAGTCTGCTGATGGAGATTTGGTGAGTACTGGTTTTATTGATGGGATTGATATCATATAGTCAAGGTTCCCGATAAATTATATACATTTGATGCATATGATATTAATGCCGCAGAACCATGCTGACCAGCAATTTTTAATCCGCTTGCGTAAGCATTTAAAGTCACACCAGATGCTGCTGTAAATCCAACTAATCCTGTGCCAAGTTGAATTGCGGTACAATTAAATCCAACCGGGAGTCCTGTGGGTACTGTAACTGTTATAGTGGAACCATTGTTAAATGTAACTATTTCTCCATTATCTGCTGCAATAAAAGTATATGTAGTTCCTGTTTGCGTGTTAAAGGCACTTGATGATATTCTATAACCTGTGTCTGAACTTACAGTTCCTGAGAATGTAGCACCACCAGAAGCACTAATACCCGCACTTGCAGTCAGTAGTCTAGAGAATGATCCTGTTGCACCACTAAAGTTTCCTGAGAAGGTCACACCACCTGCTGCACTAATACCTTTTGATGCACTCAATAATCCAGTAAAGGAAGATGTGACACCAGTAAACAGTCCTTGAAAAATAGCAGGTCCTAGAAAAATAGCATTTGATGCCGCTGATGTTTGCATATTACCATCAATATACAACGCGCAACCATTATTTATTGTGAAAAGTGGGTCTCCCGTTGGATTTCTATCTAACTGTGCATATGTTACCCAATTTCCAGATGGATGTTTAAATCCAAATTTAATTGAAGAATTTAGATCATAATCTGAACCATCTACTGCACCAATGTATAGATTTGCAATACCCGAATTTGCTGGATCATATCCTGTTGAATTGATTCCTGCACCACCACCATCATCCAAACCCAAACCATTTGAAACTCTAGAAAATTCTAACCCTTGTTGGGCATTACCTGCAATTCCATCTTCACCAGTGGGTCCAATAAATTTTAAAATTGTATTATTATATGCAGAATATGGAGCATATCCAAGAATCAAATAAGGACTACCACACAAACCTTCTGCAGATTTATATTGAATGCTGCCATAAGTTCCACCAACTGCCGTAAGACCAGTAACAGCACCTGTGAGTCCATTGAAAGTTGCAACACCACCGTCAGTATTTGCTAATAAAGCATTACCGCCAGTTATTCCGATAAAAAGTCTTTTGTTTGTAAAATCGTATGCTAGTTCTCCGAAAGTTAATCCCGATGGAGTACCTGCACCTTTTTTTATCTTAATTCTAGTAGTCATTTAACTCACCTTATATACATAATATCAATTAATGTATTTTAATTAAAATGTATCGCCATCCAACTTTTCATGCTTTTTCTTCTTATCTAGTTTATTTAGGGCTGTATTATACTTCTCGGTAAGATCCGCATTCTTTGCTCTTTCAATTAACAAATTTGCCTCTAATACTAGATTTATATTTGTTAATTCTCTAAATTTATTCTGTAACAATGGAATAACTATAGTCTCATTATAATTAGGTTCACTCATATATTAATCCTTAGAAGCTTCCACCGTCGATTAAGGTTGCAGAAAGTTCTCCAGTTGCAACATTGTATTCAAGAGCACCGGCAGGAGAGGCATTGACCAATAGACCTGTACTCGATGATGCTGCTGCAACACCAACAAGGAATATTGTTCCTGTTGTTTGTTCGGTAGCAACTATATTGGTGGATGTTGTTGCAGTTGTTGCAGTTAAGGCATTTCCACTAAAAGTATTACCGGTTATAATTCTTGCTGAAAAATCACCAGAACCATCTCTTGCAACTATGGCACTGACAGTATTTGCAGATGTTGCGGTGGTTGCTGAATTGGAAACTTTACCCGCAGTTGATATTGTAGCAAGGTATGTGTCAGTTATAGCAGTACCGTTCCAAGTACCACTAGTAATCGTACCAACTTGTGTGAGAGAAGATCCTGTAATACCACTACCAAGAGCAGATGAACTTAATACAGAAGCATTATTGATCTTGAATACTTTACCTGTTGGAAGATTCCAATCTTGATTGGATGTCAAATTACTATTGGTACTATCCCATAAAATTGATTTATCTGTTGTACCTTTAATAATAATACCGCCACCATTTGCAGTAGCATCATCTGGTGTGCCAATCGCAGCCATTTCAATATTTCTATCATCTACTGTGAGTGTGGTACTGTTTATTGTTGTAGTAGTACCATTTACTGTAAGATTTCCAGCAACAGTAAGTGCACCAGCAAACGTTGCAGTCCCACCTAAAACACCCATATTCAATGCGGTTGCTGCACTCGCAAAGTTAACAGTAGTTGCAGTTGTATTAACAAGATCAAAACTTGCACTTGGGGTGGTAAGGCTTGTTGTGATAGCTGGACTTGTTGCAAGAACATTTACATTACCAGTACCAGTAACTGCTGTTAGAGTTACTCCAGCGATTCTGAATACGTTTCCTGTATTACCAGTATCATAAGTCTTGTTGGTGAATGTATCAGTGGTTGCTTTACCAACAAGAGTATCTGATGCATCCGGTAGAGTTACTGTACGAGCACCTGTTGCAGGTGCAGGTGTTAATGTTATACTATTTGAACCACCTATAGGTTGAAATATTACATTGGCGGGACCAACAGCACCAGTGTCTTTTGAACCAAGATAAAGATCACCACCAGTAATTGTAACTAGTTGAGAACCTGAGGTTTTAGAATTGCTTACTGTTAAAGATGCTATTGAATTAGATCCAACAGCCGTTGTAGTAGGCGACAAAGACAAATAGCCAGATGGTTGAATAATAAGATAGTTTGCTGTTCCACCTGATGTTGTGATAGTGGCTGCAGTCGTTCCCAATATAAGTGTAGGATTTCGTAATGCAATACTACCAGTAGTACCACCCATAGTAATACCGGAAGCTGCTAAACCTATGTTTAGTTTGGCGGTACCTGTAGCAAATATATCTCCAACTGCTTTTCCAACTCCAGATACAATATCTCCATTAATCGTTAGATTACCCCCTAATTTCAATTCAGCAGTTGTTGGATTATAAGATAAAGGATTAGGAAAATAATCAATACCAAGAGTAACACCTGCACCTGCGGTACTACCGAATACCAAATATCTGATTGCATCTGAATTATCATTTGCAATGGTAATTACATTACTACCAGAAATCTGACTAGTAATTCTTTGATCAATTGCAAATTGTGTTGCAAGAGATGTTTTTGCTGCATTATCTGTCCACGATCCAGTAGTTCCAATTTGTGCACCAACCCAGACTGGACTACCACCAGAAATACCAACATAGAGTTGATTTGCTGTGAGACCAGTACCTTGAACAAACGCCATTTCACCGAATGAAAGTCCAGCAGGTGGAACTGCAGTTGTTGAACGTTTAATTGTAATCTTTGATGCCATTGTGTATTATTCCTTAAGAATATTTATGATATTAGAACTCTCCACCATCCATGCTCATATCATCAATACTCTCTATTGTATTATTGTAAGTAACACCAAATATTCCAGTTTCGGTGACTATTCTACCAGTTACAATTAAATCTCCAATAATTTGAACATTACTAGAAAAAGTTGCACCAGATACACTAATACCACTTGAAAAATTTTGAAGAGGGCCAAATGTATTTGAAGTTCCGGTAGTTACACCGCTAACTGCACCCGTTAATCCATTGAAAGATGTGACATATTCTGTTGGTATGCTGCTACTGAAAGCAACAAGATCAATATCAGCAATACCATTGGCATACCAATATTTGTATGATACTCCACCAACAATCAATCTTACTTCCATTGACTGAAAACGAACAGCACTTGGGATTGCTGCATTTGCTGCAGCAACACCAGCAACAAGAGATACTGCTGTATATGGACCAGACCAAGCATCTACCGGTACCGGATTTGTTGGTTGTATACCAAAGGGAAGTTGTAATCCTGGATTAATTGGCATGTTATGCTCTAGTCACTGAATGTCTATGATTTGTGCTATAAGTTATTCCCTGCGTCATCGTATAGACATTATATGAAGATGTAATTCCAGCATAGTCTAAAATTCCAGTTAACCCAGAATTCAAAATATATTGATCCGTAATATTTGCATTAAGTCCATCAAGATCAATAGCAGAAGTAATACCCAATGTCGATGGAAGTGCAACTGTAAAGTTTTTATATATTGATCCAGTATCAAGATTAAATGGATTGCTAGGATTGGTTATACTTATATTCAATGCCTTGGAAGGAAGAGAACGAATATTGGCAGAAGTAGTTGGTGCAGATGCAGTTGCACCGTAGAAAATATAATTATAATAATTTATGGTACTGGAATTAGTAGTAAGAGAACCAGCAATCGAATCCTGATATGCGTCTGTAACCTTTATACGATACACAGCAGAAGAAACTGTATTTGCAGTTGAATGGTTTACTGATCCGGTAGATATTGATGATGGATCTGCTGTAATACCAGTTGCACTTTCAATGCCAGTAAATCCCCCTCCATTTTCTTGAACTTGTCGTTGCCAACTTGTAATAGCAACATTTGGACTATTTTTCTCTATTAGAGCACTAATAGTAGATTCAACATTTCCTTTTTCTCTACTCGTTGATGTTTCTGGACTACTAGTATTTGTTCCGATGACTGTAATTGTTCGTGTTGGTGCAACATATGCAGTTGGAGTTATATTCAGAATTGCTTCACCAGTAGCACCAACACTATCTGTTACACGATAACGATAATTGAATGCTTGAGAATTAAACGCACTGTCTGTTAAAGTATGTGTATAACCAGTGATTCCTATATTTGTAGAAAGAGCAGTATATCCATCAGTATAATTTCTTCTCCAATCTAAAGTCACACCACTTGCTGTTGCACCGAGACTGTTTATAACATAAGAAAAATTTAATACATTGCTTATTGCAGTTTGATTAAATGGTATGGTAGTTGAACTTGTCAAAGATACTGTTGGAGACAAAGCAGCAACAAGAGCATCTTGAATAACTTCTACGGCAGTTTTTCCAATTGCAGGAATTATATCACCTTGAACATATTTACCAAAAAACTTTCCAGATCCAAAGGCAGCAATAAGGTCAGCATCAAAAACATCTACGGATCCACTAGCACCCCCAGAAGACGCAATAGTAATAGTATTGCCAAATGGAGTTAAAGTAATATTTGAACCAGCAGCAAGAGTTACGCCACCAGAAAGTCCGTTTAATGATCGTACAACAGTGCCAGTATTAGTGTTATAAACATTCCAAGCACTACCATTCCATTGCCATGAATAAATACCAGAAGTATATAATTCATTTATTTCTGGTAATGGAGGAAAATCTAATGCCACGTTTTAATATTTATGTCAGATTTTAAACGTCTGTTGATCCAACAAACTCACTATTGGGAATTGACTTTGTAAAGTCATATGCAGATTTTACCTCATTCATTCCCGCAGCATCAATGACAGCAGGTGCAAACCACACATCAAAATCAAACACAGTGATGGTTCTTTCATCAAGAGGAACCTTATTGTCTATTCTTGCTTGTTCAGAAACATAGCCATCTAAAATAACTGTACCTGTCTTGGCGGTATGATTCAAACTCAGAGTACGAATCTTCCAATATTGCGAATAGGTTCCTGTAGGATGTTGAATAATTTGTTGTAGTGCCATTATGTTGACTCCAATACTGATACGATGATATCAAGTCCCGCAGTTAATCCTGCTGTAACTTTGAGTGTGTCTCCTGTTACGAGTGGAATTGGTGCATCAAGTGCTTGGTATGTTGCTTGAATTGGAACTGCTGCTGCACGAACAATGTAGTATGCTGTTGCTCCCTTGAACAACTGAACAGATACACTATTGGCTAGTGTGGTGTTGCTATTGGCAACATGAATAGCATTCACTATTGCAGTTCCTGTGATTCCTGCATAGATTGTTGTGGCTGCTGTGACACCGACTGAAGTTGCGTAATTTGTGTATATGTCTGGCATTAGTATTTCCTTTAGTATTTATAGTCCGAAACGATCCTTAATGGCGTTGTAATTTTGTGCAACTTGTGTTGCAGAGAATGCAACACCACTATAGATTCTAACCAATCCAATACTGGCATCAATGTATTGAGTAGAACTATCTGCTCTTCTTCCAATTTCTACTGTTTTTGGATTTGTTATGCTTAAAGTTCCAGACCCAGTAACAGCCGAAGAAACATTGTTGATATAAACTGCTTGTGGAATTCCGCTACTAACTGAAACAATTAGATGTCCCCATGCTCCAGTTGTAGTAAATGCTGTTGTTGTGTCATAAAAATTAGTACCATTAAATGCAAATCTAATTGGATTTATTCCTTCACCTGGTCTTTGGAAAAGCCACCCACCAGAAATAAATCCACCATAAGAAAATATTGTATAATATGATGCTGTGGAAAGAACATCAAACTTAATAACTGTTTCAAAAGTAAAGGTATTGCTAGTCATAAAAGATTTACTACCTAAACTAACATAATCATTAGTACCATCAAAACCAATAGACCCACCATTTGCACTACTATAAGTTGGTCCATTTGTAAGTGTTCCATTATTACCATTACCACTCAAGTCTGTCCAAGCAGTTCCAGTTCCTGGATAACTAGCAGCATCTCCTGCATCAAGGTTGAGAACTAAACCCGCTGTAATAATACCAAACCCAAACTCTCCTAAATCTCTCTCAATGAAATGCTTCAACATAGGAATAGTTCCTGCCTTTGTACGGCGTTGATCTGTTGTTCCATTGTAACCAGAGTTTAATCCAAATCCACGTTTAGGAATTAGAAGATTCTGCTTTGCCCAGATATTACTTTTTTGTATTCCTGTTTCTTGACGCACACCAACCCATGAAGAACCATCCCATGCCCACACCTTTCCTTCGTAGGTGTATTCTTGGTTTACTGATGGAGATGGTGGAAATTGTATTGGCATTATATTTGTGGTGCTGAGTATTTGTATGGGTGATCTATAGGAAGACTTGCTTGCAGTCCCCATTTCCATGCAAGATAGCCTTCTATTTTTTGTCTTGTGGTGGTATCTGTGGTTTCCACCATAATTATTTCTCCTATTACTCCATGCGCTCTTCTTGATACAAAATACTGCCCTCCAATAGAATAACCAATATTAGTAGTGTCTGGTGTCGAAATAGTGTTAGTAGTGCTTTCTATTGTTCCATTTCTCCACACACCCCATCCTGTAGTATTACTTTGAAATGCCATTACATTTCCTGTACTACTTGAATATACTGTTCCTGCTGACAGATCATAATTTCCTAATCCAGGGCCTTGGTAGTAAGGATAAGATGCACCAAAATTATTACTATTTTTTATATAGTGCAATGCACCTCGGTCTGTTCCTGTTCCTGCAGACGCTCTTATACCAATAGCGGGTCTATAAACATCTGCACCAGTTCCTGCACCACTTCTTGAAAAAACCCAATACACTCCATGTGTTTGGTTTCTCATGGCTATAGTAGAAATATTCATTATGTCATCTACACCATCAAATAAAACTCCTGGCAACGAACCAGGAAAAGCAGTGGCAGAGTACGATGGTTGTAGTGTTGTGGTGGCTTGAGTTGCGTTTACTGCATTTCCAGTTTTATCTGCCCATGTTGCAACACCTGTTGCAATAGTGATTGTACTAGAGTCTGCTGCATCTAACCAAAAGACAGTAGAAATGTTTGCAGGTGTCCAACCCAAATCTCTTTCCATGTAATGCTTCAGACTAGGAATGGTTCCTGCCTTTGTACGGCGTTGATCTGTGTTGCCGCAGTATCCTGAATTAAGTCGCCATCTTCTCATGATAAGAACCACCCTCTCTTGAAGTCTACGATGTATTGAACTGTACCTGTGAGTCCATTGACGGAATTTACAATATTTGTTGGAGTTGCTCCTGTAGCACCTGTTGCTCCCCGTTCGGATGTCAAGGGAACTGCTATAAACTTCATAAACTCAACAGTGATATTCTTTGCGGCAGTTTTGTTCTGCACAATAAAGAAGATACGATCATCCGTCTCAAGATCAACTATTGTCTGAATAGCACCCGCAACTGGTTTAGATGCTGATGAACAGTCAACATAGATTTCTGATTCCGAGATTCTGTCAGCATCCGCACTCAGACCACTAGCAGGATCTGTGTTCTTTCCGATGTAGAATCCGCAAGTGTTGTTACTAACTTCGCTAAAAAAGTCGAAGGTTGCTATAGCATGGAATCTTCCACTAGTACCTGTATATTTTAAAGAGTTGGTCGAGGGATCTTTGATAAAATTGTATAAGGCTCCTGTCTGTATAGTTCCCGAAACAACCTGACGCTGGTTGATTACGGAAATTACTGTCTCGACAGCATTATTTTTCAAATACATCACACCTACATCGTTGTTACCAGCAACACCTGAACCTGCGGTACCTGTTGCACCTTGAGAACCTGTTGCACCAGTATTACCTTGAGAACCTGTTGCACCAGTATTACCTTGAGAACCTGTTGCACCAGTATTACCTTGAGAACCTGTTGCACCAGTATTACCTTGAGAACCTGTTGCTCCTGTAGCACCTGTAGCACCTGTTGCACCTGTTGCACCATTTGTTCCATTAGCACCTGTCGCTCCTTGAGGACCAAAAGGTTCAACCCAATAGGAAGATGTTCCGTCTGTAATATAAACAAATATATTTCCGCTTGTGGTGTTGAACCACATATCACCGTATGTGGCTCCTGCAGGTGCTGTGGTTGATGAGGTGAAACTTATTGCACCTGTGATACCTTGAGGACCTGTTGGACCAGTAGGACCTGCTGGTCCTGTCGCACCAGTTGCACCAATAGTACCACTGCCACCTGAAGAATAAATATCCCAAGCAATACCATTCCATTGCCAAGAACGACCACCGAATGTGTATATTTCGTTTAGTGCTGGTGTTGAAGGAAAATCTATTGCCATGTGTTTATTTTATACTTACCAGAACCTGAGAGTTCGCCACATTTCCTGTCCGTTATGACGCATGATATAAAGATATTTTAAACCATCAGCAGTAGTTACAATTTCCATACGACTACCAATAATTGCAGAACCTTGTACATAAGGCGTTGTAGTTTCACCATTCATTTGGAATGTCTGCAAGTCTATTGAATACACTCTTCCTGTTGCGTCTTTAGTAAAGAAGTATGTGTCTTCGCCATCATAAACAAACATTGATCCAGTTGTGAGTGTAACTGTTTGTGGTGTGAATACAGGAGAGACATCCCATGTATTTGAAGGAATATCATAGATATCAAATCCGTTACTTATACCACCACGATTTGAGATCAACCATCTTCCTGCCTTAGCAGTATCAGCAATACCATACAACCATGTTACATTTGTTCCTGTTGAACGAGCAGCAATCTCATAAATTACATAGACCGAGGTTGTATCGGTAGTTACAGCAGATGCAAGAGTCATTACTGTAGCACTATTAGAGTTAATAGTAATTTCGTTTCCTATACCTGTACCTGCAACAATTCTTACACGCTTACCTGCAAGAATATTTGTTGTCCAGTTTTTATTAGCATCGGTAATAGTTGTAGATGCACCACCCGTAGTCACAACACCAAACGCATCTAAAATCTCATACTTTGTAGTTGCATCAGGTGTTGCAACACCCCATGATGCTACAGTAAGAGTAGTGGCTGTATTTGATGTAATTGTAGATTCGTTGCCGATTCCCGTTCCAGAAACAACTCGTACTTTACAGTTTAGCCACTGATTATTATTCCAATTTTTAGTGGAGTCAACAAGAGTTGTAGCAGTTCCAGATGTTGCCCAACCGTTTCTTTGTTTGTTCAATACCTTATTTGTTTGCATAGAACCAAAACAATTAATTTCTTGAACTACATAACGGCTTGTTCCGTTTACTGCTGCTGTAATAGTAGGAACTGTAATTGTTGTAGCAGTATTTGAAGTAATTCTTCTACTCTGTATTGTTGGAGTAATACCAAAAGTCTGAATATGAACAATCTTTCCTGTATGTTCATTGGTATCCCATGTAGCACTAGCATCTACAAGTACAGTCGTAGATTGTGAACTTGCAGCAGTTGGTGATGCCGCAGCCGCAGCATTTGCAGCAATTGAGAAAGTAGTTGATGAACCTATTCCAATAGTTGCAAACACTGCATTAAAGGTAGTTTCTGTGGCACATCCCGCGATAGTTACGGATTCACCATGACGGAAATCATGATTTGTGGCAGTTGTAACAACTGCACTTTTTCCAGTAGTTACAGTTAAAGTTAATGATGTACCACTACCACCTGTAGTAGCACTACTGGTAATAGCAGCATAATTGATACCACTATTTGCAAGTTGAACAGAAGTAACAGCACCACCTGTTGTTACCCCTGTCACATAAGCAGTAGCAAGAGTTCCTGTTGTAGAAAGAGTAACAAGATCACCGACAACATAATTTGTTCCTGCTGCATTCACTGCAACCGTTAAGATACCAGTGGCGTTATATACAATACCAGATATCGCATACCCTTCATGTGGTGCTCCATATGTTGTACCAGCATATGGGGTTGCAGAAATATTTCTAGCAATTCCCGTATCACTCACATGACCATTAGACCAAATATCTGCTTCTACTCCATATTGAAACAGTGCAGAACTTGCATTTCCCGACAACCATACTTTATCAGTATCTCCATATATTGCATATTGTGAAGTTGCATCAGGTGTGATATCCCATTTTCTAGCAATCCACATGGTTGTATCATTGTGTCCAACGATTCTTCTTCGTTGTCCAATACCAGTGCCACTTGTAATACGAACCTGATAATTTGCATAACGATCATAATCCATCGTTGCACCACTATTTACTAGTGTTCGTGAGGTTGCAGACGATGCAGTGAGTCCACTGACATATGCACCTGCGGCTTCACCTGTTCGATCTATAGAAAAATCAGTTCCCAGTGCAGCAGTTAGGTGACCACCAATAGGTGTCTTAGTCATCCATGTATCGGTTAAAATATCATAAAATTGCATGGAAGAAAACGGAGTTGCTGATGCAGATGAAGTTAACCACAAACCACCAGCAAGAATCATATAAACAGAACTTTCGTCTGGTGTTACAGTCCATGCAGTATCTACAGTTAATACCGATGATTCAATGACATAGTGTGCCTGTGATCCTGTTGTTGTTACAGGAACAGCATATGGAGTAACAGCAGAAAATCCCGTATTGTTGAAGGAATCGATTGCTTGAAAATTGGTATCCATGAAAGTCAATGAAGTCGTATCATTATAAGAAATTCTACGAATTTGAGTCTGTCCTGTATTATAAACTAAACGACATTGATATCCATCCCATTGGTTGACTCTCCACTTCTTTGTAGAGTCTGCAATAGATACGAGTGCTGTAGTATTTGTAAATGCAGTAATAACACCAAAGTCTGCTATTTCTGCATCTGCCAGTTCAGTAATGGTTCGTTCTTGTCCTGCCCCTTTACCTGCAATAATACGAATTTTAATATTATCAGGAAGATGCGAATGGCGACTGAATCCTGCTACAGTAATAGTAGTAGACGATGCTGCAACAGCATGACCACGATATCCAGAGTATGCTGAATATTTCAGACTCACTGCTGTAAGTGGTGGGATATTGGGACCAGCACACTCTTGCCATGTATCAGCATAGGTGTCATATCTCCACATTGCTGGACCAACAAGATAGTACATATATCGTGCAGAAAGATCACTTGAAGCAAGGTTAGAAATTGAAGAAGTTAGTGCTGGAGCAAACCGCATCCATTCAAATACTGGTAGATCTACTTGTGTTTTTAATAAATTTGTTACTGCCATATATTTCCTTAATTATGTAAATGAAAGTTTGGATCGAATTGCGGATGCATAACATGCTTGAGCGTCATTGGCTACACGCCATAATTGATGAACAGGTCCTTCCAAGATTGATGCCGTAGTTACAGTACTCAAAACATATGGATTTGCTGATTGTGCTGCCATATTTTGACTTCCTATTTGATTACTTACATTAACTGTTCCCGAAACAGGAATAGTTGCATTAAGTTCAGTTGGGTTGGATGAATTGTTTGCGCCAATTGCTTCAATCGTAACTCTTTGTCGAAGTTTGCTATCTACAACAGCATTGCTTTCAAGCAATTTATTCATACGGCGAAGAAGAGTAGCAAGACTCTCTTCATAACTCTCAACATCAATGTAAATTTGCAGAACATCAGATGCATTCATGGATGCTGTATTATAATCTAAAGTCAGCACATTGCTAGCAAAACTTACCGCACCATTTGTAGAATCTGCAAAATTATAAATTATTGTGTTTGCAGTGGTATTGGTAATAAGAAGAATATTGGCTAATGTAATGGTATATTGAAGACCTGTAAAAGTTACGGTCTTGGCTGCTGGATCAAAGATGTATCCACCTACTATATCTGTTCCGACTAATCTTTTCATTTGTGTTCCTCTCTATTTATAGCACAGTTGCCATAGCAATTACAAACGCAGCATTTACACCACCGCCACCAGAAGATGCAATTGTAAGCGTATTACCTGCTGGAGTTATAGTAATATTTGTACCGGCTACAAAATTTACATTACCTGTGAGTCCATTGAATGTGATTACATAATCAGTTGGTATTGCACCAGTTGCACCAGTGTTTCCTTGTGGACCAGTACCACCAGTGTTACCAGTAGTTCCCTGAATACCTTGTGGACCAGTACCACCAGTGTTCCCAGTTACACCTTGAATACCTTGAGATCCAGTACCACCAGTATTACCAGTTACACCTTGAATACCTTGTGGACCAGTACCACCAGTATTACCAGTTACACCTTGAATACCTTGTGGACCAGTACCACCAGTGTTCCCAGTTACACCTTGAATACCTTGTGGACCAGTACCACCAGTATTACCAGTTACACCTTGAATACCTTGTGGACCAGTACCACCAGTGTTCCCAGTTACACCTTGAATACCTTGTGGACCAGTACCACCAGTATTACCAGTTACACCTTGAATACCTTGTGGACCAGTACCACCAGTGTTCCCAGTTACACCTTGAATACCTTGTGGACCAGTACCAC